GTACCATCCCCATCGTCGTCGGCGGGGCCGAACGCGCAGGCGGCCCCTCCGACTTCACCTCCCGCAACGGTCGCGTTGTCGCAAGAGCATCAAGCCGCTCTGAACTTCGCGAGCAAGGTAGGTCGACAGATGTACATTGACCGGATTGACAAGCTGGTCAATTCGGGACGGATCACGCCGGACTACGCCAACAAGACGTTGTCCCCCTACCTGAGCGACTTGCGGCTGTCGTTTGACGCGGATGGCAACCCAATGTCCGGCGAGCTGGACAAGCTATTGCTTGCCCTGGAAGCATTGCCGCAGAACCAAGTGATCGGTGGATCGGTTGTCTCCGGGATCCGCAGCAACGGTCAGCAGATGTTTTCGTTGGCAACGCAACCGACCGAAGTTCCCAACGAACACTTGTGGCGGGACAACACGGCGGAGCCGTCCGAAGACGAAGCGATTGACATTGTCAATCAGCAGTTTCAGAACACCGGTCGCAGCCACTTTATCCGGGGTCCGCAACGCATGACCGGACGTCCGGTTTAACACGACGAATCAGTTTTCTTTCCAGGTAACAAACGGAAGGCCGCCGAGCGGCCCTGCAAGAGGGAAGTCCGATGGGTTTCGACTACACAGCATTCGCCTCCATTCCCGGAATCGAGGACGTCCGACAGACCGTCGAGTCTGAAATCTTCTGGGGCCCGTTCGAGTACAACCGTGCGTTCATCGTCCCCTGCTTCATTGACGCAAGCGGGACGCGGGACACCGGCGGCAGCCCGACCACCTTGATCCGCGCCGGAATGCTAATGGGTCAAATCCGGTCCAGCAAACTGCTGGTCGAGTGGAACCCTGCGGGGACCGATGGGTCGGAAGAAATTTACGGCCCGCTTCTCTACTCCCAGCAAACGCAACTCCAAGGAACCGACAAAGACCGTTGGTTTGGATTCTGCGCGGTGGGTGGAAATGTCAAAGCTGCCAAGCTGCTTGTTCCTGGCGCTAGCTCCGCAGGGATCGACGGGTCCGCGTACGAGTACGAAGTGGTTCGCCAGATGGCCGGTCGATTCAACTTCGACGGTCTCTACAACGTGTACAAAACGTCAGCACTGTACGGTGGCTGGCGAAAAGTCGTTGCGAAGACCGCTGACTACACGTTGACGGTTGACGACACCGGGTGCATTTTCACCAACACCGGCGAAACCGATCTGCTGACATTGACTCTGCCTGCGGTTGCCAACAACCGAGGTCTTCGGTACGGCGTCTACGTCACCAACGATGCTGGAATCTCCATCGCGTCTGCTGCGGGGGACGACATCGTATGCGACAACGATGCCGCCGCAGATTCGGTTACGGTTAGCACGACCGGGAAGTGTATCGGAACGTTCATCGAAATCCTCGGAGTTGGCGGCTCCGCTTGGTACACGATTACGCATCTCGCCGCCAGTGATCATGTGATTACCATCGCGACGTAATTCGAAAACGGTTTTCAACAAAAGCTCCGCGTTTAGGAAACGGTAAAAATGGCCACGAATGTAGCACTCCACCAGCTTCTGGGGTCGACCACGGTTACCCGTGCGATTAGCCAGATCAAGACGCCCATGTCGCGTCTTCAGGATTTCTTCGGCGCGGGGCCGGGCGGACCCAATACCAATCAAGTCGGCGGGAAGAACTTCGGTTGGGACATCTTCGACCGGACGCGGAGCATTGCCACGGGACGCCCGCCAGGGACCGGACCCGCAACCATCGCACCGCAAGTGGTCGGTCACGTCTCCGCCGCCGCTTACCGCGCTCACGAGAAGATCACCCTGCTGGAGGAAAGAATCTTCCGAACCCGCCCGATTGGAGGTCAGTGGGGTGAAGTGGACGTCCGGGGTCAAGCGTACGTCACCCGTCAAGAGCAGTACATCGCGCAGCGATTTCGCAACAGTCGTGAGTTGATGTTGGCCGCCATGCTTCGCGGTCAGCTCTATCTTACGATCAACGGTGACGATCTTGTCCCGACGCTCGCAAGTGGCGACGTTACGATTGACTTCAAAATCCCTGCCGGTAACAAGAGCCAGCTCGACCTTACCGGGGCGGGGAGCATTATCGGGACGTCGTGGGACACCGACGCCGACACTGACGGGACGTACGAAGGAACCATCGTTGACGACTGTCTCGATATCAACAGCGCGTTCGAGCAGCTCCACGGTTATCCCCTCCGCCACGTCTGGGTCAACAGTACCCTCATGAAATACGTGATGAACACCGCCCAACTTCAGAACGTGGCAGGGACCGCGAACCGGGTATTCACGTTGTTTCAGCCGACGGGGTTGACAAACGACGACGGCGTTGAGGACACCGGTTTCAACGTCGTTTTCGAAGCGATGCCGTGGCTGACGTGGCACGTCTACGACGGCGGCTTGGACGTCAATGGAACGTTCACCAAACTGATCGCAGATAGCACTGCGATTTTCATGCCTGACCCCGATCCTAACTGGTTCGAAATGCTGGAAGGGTCGGAAGTGGTCGCGGAAAACGTCATGGATGCGGGGAACGAACGGTTCGGCTTGCAAGCTTGGACGACGCGGGTGATCGACCCCGCGGGGTTCGACCTGAAAGCGTTGGACGTCTGCTTGCCGGCCCTTTACATTCCGAAGTGCATCGCGTATGGGACGGTGATTTTTACGTAATCGCAAGAGCATCGGAAGGCGTCTCCTTTTTCGGTGGGCGGGTGAGGCGAGGGACCTTGCCCGCCCTTTTTCGTGGTATTATCTCTCCAGTAGTCCCCGACGGGACGTCCGAAAACTAGTGAACAGGTGTACAGATGCCGAGACGTCCTTATTACATTCTTGCTGGATACAGAAGACGTCGCGTAACGGGGTTCTCTTGGACCAAGGTCACCAACCAGGTCATTCGCTACAACCCATCGGACACGGACAATCCACCGGTAACGCGGACCAGTGCCAGTTTCGATGGGACGAACTGGTTGGCAGCGACTACGGCCAACTTTCGGTCAGCCGATTCTAGTGGATCGATCTTCGGATGGGTGTACATTCCCGCAACGACGGCAACCCAGACCATCTTTTCAACCGCTGATACGGCCACAGCCAATTACTACCTGGCACTGAGTATCCTCGGGACCGGTGCGTTTCAGATCGACCAGAAGAACAATGACACTGCTGATCAAGTCGCAACGACCGACACGGGATACGATGATGGTGCATGGCACTTTGTTGAACTACGGTCGAGTGGTACGGCGTGGTCCATTCGCGTTGACAAGACGGATTTGACACTTGACACACCAGCCAGTGGGACCAACAGTGGCGATTGGTTTGCGGATACCACGGCGCGGGACAACGTAGTTCTCGGTGCGTTGGTTACAAGCTCTACCAGCCAAAACATGATTGGCCGGCTGGACCACTTCTACATCACCAACACACCTCTGACGGACACCGAGCACGATTATCTAGCGGACAACAAATTAGGTTTTGACGACGCCGAAGCCTACCTTGGCTCTGGCCGAATCGTTTTCGCCCCGCCCCTGAACAACACGTCCCCTGGCGTCTGGCCGGACCTGTCCGCCAGCGAGTTACACCTGACCGAGTACGGGACTGCTAAGGGGGTGACGTTTGCTAGTGCGAGTAGTCAGTATGCTAGTAGTGACGCAACGCCGACTGGTGCTTATCCGATAGCAATGGGATGCAGTTTTAAAACTACGTCCTCACCAGATACTAGTACGCAAGGCTTGATATGGTTTGGCGACAAAGACTCAAGTGACGACTTTCAGGCTTTATTTCTTTTGGGTGGTACCGATGTGGTAGCACGATCCATTAGCAACTCTGATGCGGCCCGTGATGCCAGAAGTACAGGAATCAACCCTGATGATGGCGCGTGGCATGCCATTGGTGGGATTTTCACTAGCTCCAGTAGGACTGTTGTGGTTGAAGGGGATAGCGTTACCGAATCAACAGCACAAGCAATAGGTGTGACGTATGATAGATTATCCATTGCTATGTTCCGGGACGCAAGTCCGAACAATCCGTTCAATGGCACGTTAGATAATTGTTGGTTATATCAAGGTGGTACAGCGCTAACTGTGGCGCAGGTAAATTGGCTCCGCACCGGCGGCCCCTCTGGCGGCCCTGCCACTTACCGCGATGTACAGACTTCCAACCACCCCGATAATCCGGGCATCTCCAATCTGCGGGCCTGGTACAAACTGAACGAATCAAGTGGAACCACGCTGGTCAACGTCCACAACCCAGGAACGTATGACCTAACCACTCAGAACAGCCCGACACTCGGTGCCACCGGCCACGTGATCGACTACCCTGGCTGGGCAGACGGGACGGTGGAAGCGGATACGGAAGTGGAAGATCGGGCACTGAGGTTCAATGGGACGAATCAGTATGCTTCCAGAGCGGTAACCGGGTTTCGCAGCACGGATACAACGGGTTCATGGTCGTTTTGGTTTCAAGAGTCTAAAATTGGTACTGCAAACATTGCTTTGATCGGGTCCAGTGATGGCGGTACGGGAAACAACACAGTTGAAATATATCTTACTACTACGTCCAAATTGCAACTACTGTTGCGTACGGGTGGGGCGAATTTATCAGGAATTATTTCCGACGCGACGTTCGTAAATAACACCCTACATCATGTAGTCGTTGTATCTAACGGCACGGACTACGACCTATACGTGAATGGGTCTCCAAGCACGTTCGCGGTAAACGTCGCTGACGACGGCAAATGGTATGCAGCCGTTGGTTCAAGGACCAATTTGACGTTTGCCTCAAGGGTGCGTTCATCGGCTCAAGATTACATGACGGGTGTAATTGACGAGCCGATGTATTTTAATTCAGCGCTAAACACGGACGACGCATCAGAACTTTACAACGGCGGCGCTGGCGTTTTAGCCGCCGACCTGATCAGCGGTGCCGTATCACTCACCAGTGGCAAGAAACCCATCCACGCATGGCCTCTCAATTCCCGTAGTGCCGCAGGGGCTACCGCAGACATCGGCACCACAGGCGGTCTGACCCTAACGCTCAACAATTCCCCCACCGACGCCGCAGGCATCCCAGCGGGGCGAGTGATCGGGGGAAGCGTGTACAAACTGCCGGACCTGTCGGGCAACTCACGCAACGCATTGCAAACGGACATCACTAAGCGGCGGTGGCTGTCCTCGGAATCTGTGGGAACCGTGTTGTCCGGGGATACGGTTAGCAAGTATCTACAGACAGCATCGTTTACGGCAGTATCTCAGCCGACGACCGTAGTACTCGTGACCAAGGTAACAGCACCCACAACGGCCCAATCTATGTTTGACGGAATTGCAGCGGCCAATGAGCACGGCGTGAGAACAAAAGTCACGACGGGGGTCATCCAAATTGACGGCGGAACCGAGGTAGACGGTACCGCAACCGTCGATGCGGCCACATGGACCATCTGGACGATCATCTTCAACGGTGCATCCAGTAAAATCTATAAGAACGGCGGGACACCGCAGACGGTCAACGCCGGGTCCGAGGGTATCACCGGTGCGACCATCGGGGCCTTGTACGATGGCACGCTGGCAATGGGCGGCAGCCACGGCGACATCATGGTCAAGGAAGGTGCGATCAGTGTAGCCAATCACAATGCGATGGGACGGTATCTGGCCACCATCTACGGAATTACATGGAACACAGTGTCGGCATGAGTGTAAAACAGCAATACGTAGCGGCAGTCAGTAACGCAGACGTTGACGACCTACGCACCGCACTGGCAGCAGTCAGCGGCGATTGGGCCGCGTATCTATTCCGCGAGGCAGTGATCCGGGACGACGATCCGGATGACCTGGACCCGCCGCGAGGTTGGGCTGTGGTAACGCCGAGGACGTGGCAGCAGCGAGAGCTAGAGCTGTTCAAGCAAACCGTTCAGGCGGTCAATCCTGGCTCGCTACAGTACCGGCAAGTACCGGCCAAACTATTTGACGAGGACTTGGCCGAGGATCAGACACTAGACGCATGGTTTGCGACGAACGGTTTTCGGCGGCGTGGCGTGGTCATGGTGTCGGTAGGGCACGCATCGGCAGATGGCACTGAGGATGCTCAGGACACGACCACCAGCTACATTTTGGTCAACCAGTGGACGACACTGGACCGCATGGTGCAGATGAGTCGCAGCGGGCAACGCTTTGAGTTAAACCTCGGCGGAACGTACCGGTTGTCGGTATCCCTGGAATTCGAAGCGGTACAGGGGACGCTGTTTGGTTTCAGGGCGGTGCGGAATGCGGGTGTGGTAGGTGATGAATTGGTCAGCGGTGACGGTGAAGCGGTGGGCAGCATCGAAGGTACTCTGTCTGCAGGTGATCTCATCGGGTTGGCTGTACGAAGCAGTCAGGCGGCATCCTTCAAATTGCTGGCCGGATCGGAAATACGATTGAAGAGGATTGCGTCATGACAACATATCGCCTCAATTCTGGTCAGCCGTTGCAACCGATGCTGGACAACCTGCGAGGTGGTGACGTTCTTGAGCTTGAGGCCGGGGCGGTGTGGTCTGGCGGATTCCTGTTACCGCAGAACCGCACCACACAGCCGATCACGATTCGCACCACGTACACCGGATGGGAATCCAGCGTGCGTGTCGGGCCGGCAGACGCACCGAAAATGGCAACGCTGGAAGTACCTGGTTCGTCACCAGTTCTGCGAGCGCAGGCAAACTCTCACGGTTTTGTTCTGGAAGGGCTGGAACTTCGAGTAGCTGCGGACTACACGAACATGCAGTACAACCTGCTATCGTGGGGTTATCACCGAGACGCCAATACACAGATCAGTGTTCTTGAAGAACTGCCAGCCAATATCATCATCAAGCATTGCTATGTACACGGGCACGCGACCAGTAGCAGTCGAAGAGGTACGGTATTGAACTGCAACGGCGCGACGGTCGAAGACTGTTACTTCGCGGACTTCCATCAAGCTGGATTCGACTCGCAAGCTATCGGCTGCTGGAATAGTCCAGGAAACCTTGTCATCCGCAACTGCTACTTGGAAGGTGCTGGAGAGAATGTATTGTTCGGTGGTGGTGGTGCTGGACTCGGCGCTGAAGGCAATCCGGACGGTATTCTGATCGAACGGTGCCACTTCCGAAAACCCTTGCACTGGTTCAAGTGCGAGGCTGAATGGGACGGACGCGAGCCTCTATGGACGATCAAGAACCTACTAGAATTCAAAGTAGGGTCGAATATCGTTGTGCGCAGTAACGTGCTGGAAAACAACTGGGCACACGCGCAGCATGGGCAGGCTATTGTCATCACGCCGCGAGAAGGACCAATAGGCGACATTTTGATCGAGGACAACATCATCCTACACAGCGCAGCCGTTGCAGCGATTGCAGACACGGGTCCTGGCATCGGTAATGTCACTTGGCGAAACAACTTGGTGTATGACATCCGACGAGGACAAACAAACAATGGTACGAGCCGAGGACAAAACTACAGTTTCAATATAGCTGGACGAAGAGACGGGACTCGGATACCGTCCGTGGCGATGGTCGGCAACACGTTTGCCCACGGTTGGGAAAACGCAAATCTTATGGGCACAAACCCATCGGAAAATCACTCACAAGGCTTTATTAACTTCACTCGCAATTCGGTTGCGCAGTTTACATGTCGGGATAACATTATCGCGTTGGGAAACTACGGCCTGATGCTGGATGCTGGCGGTGGTGGCGTAGCGGCGTTGGACGGGGGATGTGACGAGTACAACTACGGCCACAACGTGACAATCGCGGAAAATCCGCAGTCATCGTACCCGGCAATCAACGATGACATTGCACTACCGATAACGACACCGTTGGCGGAAGTGTTTCAGGAACCCGAAGTGTGGAACATGCGACCCGTGCAGCAGTACGCCGGATACGGATGCAATGCGGATCGGCTCTACAATCTTGCAGAACAAGTCAGACTAGGAAAATTCGACATGCCACAAGCGACATACAGGTGCACCGCGACTTGGACACCAGGCACCGGCGCGGACGCTCAGTTGATTCAATGGTTTATAGATTCTGTCATGATCCACAATATGAGTTTGGATGCCGGTGCAACTCAAGACATTCGGCAAATCCCGGCAGATCCGGGACAGGTGATCCGAGTTCAAGTCGCCGGCGAAAACCAGCACGGGGCGGCAGAGTGGCGGACTGTATCCGTTACTGTGCCCAACAACGGAACGCCGCCGACGCCAGTCAGCGGTTTAACATTATCTATCGAGAAGATCACCTAAAGGACGAACCATGCAAACCGTCAAGGCACGATTTCGGGGCCAAAACCCAGACGACCGATCCCTTACCATTCCTGCCGGCGAGCCGGTTCGGATTGAACTGTGGTCCGAGGCACACTATTACGGGCCGAAGATTGACTCGTACGACGGATTGTTACCAGACGCGGAGGATCCCCACGCCGGCCCACAACCCAACAAGGATCGACCTGGTACGCTGAAGATTACGGAACACGGATTGCTTGGTGATGGGGACGGTGTATGGCTGGTCGCGCAGATGGATGAGCCAGACGCCGTGGCCATTTTGCAGGTCTACTGTCATTCCATTTACCCGCACCCGTTTGCCGACGATCAAACAAAGTACATGCAAGCCAAGTTGGCGTTGCTTGTTTCAACGAGAACCGATTTTGAATTGCTTTAAGAGAGCTTGCTATGGGCCACTTACTCGGCGAGCTTCGCGTCAACGATGACAACCTTCTTCACAAAGGAGAAGACAACGCGGTCCAACTGCGCGGGCTTCGCAACACTGACGACCCCGCAACGTTCGTTGACGACGGGACGTTAACGTTCACATTGAAGGACATGGACGGCGATGCTGTCTCGGGAGCTGAAAACATCAGCATGACATACGAGACAGACTCCGATGGAGTATACGTTGGCCTTGTTCAGCAAAGCGTCAGCTTGACAATACACACTCACTATTTCTTGGAGGTTTCTATGTCGGACGGGACCGATACCGGTTTCCGCCGACGACGACTTTGGTGTAATTATCACCGGTCCCGCCCCTAGATTTTCTCTCCAGAGATCCCGACGGGAACCCCAAAATTTAGTGTACGTTTGTATACTGGAGAAAAGATGGTAGAGTCACTTTCCTATACGTACACGTCGCAGTCGGAGATGGAATCCATCTTCTCCGCCGTTGCTGTCATGCTTCGTTCCGACGATCCGAACGACGCGGAGTCTGATCCTACGGATATTTTGACGGACGTTGTAGAAGAGGCAACCGACATCTGCAACGAGTATCTTCTCCCTCGATACGAAGCGTCGATTTTGAATGAGAGTAAGTGGGTTCGCCGTCGTTGTTCGTACATTGCGTGCAAACTGCTTTCGGAGCGGCGCGGAAACGCTGGACAGTTCACCAGCCGATACGAGGAAATCATCCGATCTTTCGAGCGGGTCCGAAAGGGTCAGATGCAAATCCCACGACAAGCGACGCGAAGCAATTACCAGCCGAAGCATTCCAACATTGTTGTTGACGACCGGGTCTACCCAACAGAGGACAAGTTGCAAGACGTCGAAGACTTGGAAACAAGATATCGTTGGCCTTACTAATGCCCGATTACACAGTAACCGCGAGAAATCCAAACTTCCGAAGGTTGCTTCGCAGTCTGCCGGCGATTTTGTCGGGTGATGCTCCCGATCCGAAGGGGCTTCGCCGGTCCTTTCTCGCTGCGCTGTTATACAATGCGTTCAAACGGACGCATGAAGCGTATTTGACGAAAGCGGACGGTGGAGCCGACGAGTACGGTGAATCGTGGGATCCGCTATCCCCGAAAACCATCGCATCCCGTCCGATCACTCAGCAAGATCAAAGACAGTACGGAGTACGGAAGGGTCAGCGAGGGCTACTAACCGCGGAACAAAACCGTAGGTGGAAAGGTATCTTTGCATCTGTCTATTTTCGAGAGCTTACGTCAGGGACTCTGGAGAAAGAAGCTAAAGCCGTCGCGGGTCGCATAGCGTGGGCAATCCTCAAATCGCAGGGTGCGAAAACCCGGATCGGAACCCTATCGAAACGCGACGTCCCGATTATGATCGACAAGGGACGGTTGGAAAGGTCCTTCCGACCCGGAGCGTTGACGAAGAACGCCTACCGCCGATACAACCGGGACCAGGTTGCAGAGATTCGCGAGCGCAGCATCCGTTTCGGTTCCAGCGTCCCGTATGCAAAGCGAGCCGCCAAGAAGCGTCCTGTCATCCCAACTGCGAAGCAGTTTCGGGTTGATATTTTGCGAGACGCTCGTGACAGGTTGATTGACCGACTTCGCGAAGAGGTGTGACATGTTCTCCGCTTTCCTATCCGCCGTCCGCAATCGTCTGTTGGAAGAGGTCGGAGATTTGAATGAAGACAACTGCGAGCTGCGGATTCGCGGGATGCCGCCGCCGTGGGCTGGAGAAGAATACGTCGGGTTGTACGCTACGGGCTGGGAGCCGGGCGAGCTGTCGCGAATCTCTGATAGGGCAATTGATGAGATTTACAGCTTTGCTGTTACGATTACCCGGCGTATCGGTTTTTCTCCAGGGGACCGACGGAGCGGCGAAATTTACTACATCGTCTCCGATGGGATGGAAGCTCGCGCGAGACAAATCACTGCCGCAATCCTGAAAAAGCGGCTCGAAATATGCGGCGACGCAAACACACGACTTCAGCAAATCACCGAACGGGGTACAATAACCAACGGGCTATTTGTTGAACCCCTCCGCTGGCAGGGAACGGACGCGGAACCCCGCGAGGTGGGTCCGGAGTGGTTTTCCGCAAACCCCGACGATAACAGGGCTTACGGCTTTGCTCTTGATATTCGATTCGGAGACATCCGTAGGATTCACAACGTAAGTTCGATGGAGTAAAGGTCATGTCATTTCTTGCAGGCCCTTTTGAGTTGTACCTCAGTCCGTACGCGGGCGCAACGCCGGGGCAAAGTGCGGTCCCGTTGGGAAAGACGCGAGACGGGATCGAGATAGAAATTGTCCGTAGTATGCAGCCGATTGCTGGCGACAACTATGGAGCCGAGACGATTCAAGATTTCATCATGCAGGGCGGGAATTGCTTTCTCAATTTTACCCTGATCGAATGGAATGCCTCCGGCATGTCAACGTTGTTGAACATGTACGGATCGTCTGGATACGTCGGCCCTTTCGGTTGCAGTGCGAAGGAAGATGCGTTGCAACTGGGGATCGGCTTAATCTCTACCGCATGTGGGACAAACATTACCCCGGACCACTATCACTTTGAAGGCGTGGTCATTCCGCCAAACTCTCCCATACGCTATGCGCTGAGCAGTCGACTCCGCGAGGTTCCGTTCCGTTTGCAAGCGTTGCCGTACGATCATAGCGGAAACGACCGTGTTAGCGGACAAGCTTTGGGCGGGTCCAATCCCGCATGGTACGTTGCAGACCCGACAACCGACCCGCGAGCCAACTGGCCGTAAACAATGGCAGATGATGCAACCCTTACCATCGACCTTCGCGATTTGGAGCGAAGGAGTGAAGAGGCGTTCGGTGGACCTTCTGGTCCAACAACGTCGATGGGGGTTCCGCGTCTCAATCAACAGCTTCAAGAGCTGATCACTTCGGTCAACGTCTTCCGGGAGGCGGTGGTTGCTCGTCTCAGGGATCGACAAGGGGAAAGAGCTTCGCAAGACGGACAAGAGCAGGACGGCGGTGGAGGCAGAGGAGCACTTCGCGGTTTTGCGATTGGTCGATTGTTTGGTTCTCTAACGGGGCGTCTGACGGGACTTCTCGGAAGCGTAGGAGCCTTTGGAATTGCTCTTGGCGGCTTGACTCTTGCGGTGACCGGTGCGATTGCCGCATTCAAGACGCTGAACAACTTCCTAAACGAACGGGCATCCCGCTTAGCTGGAGAGCTTGGCGGGTTATCCCGCGAGATCAATTTGGAGTCGGCCCTCCGTGAGATTCAAACGTTTCAATTGCAACAGCGCAGAGCACAAGCTTTAGGACCTTCGGTAGCGGAACAACTTCGCTCGGCCCGTGAGGCAGAATTTGCTTGGGAAGAATTGAAGTTTCGACTGCAAACGATTTACGAGCCACTGTTGACGAAAGCCAACACGTTTTTGAACGATATCAAGAAGGACGTTGCAGAAGGCGTTTCTGGCATTCTCGATTGGCTAAGAGTTCAAAGAGCGCCACAAGCAGCTCTGCCGCAAGGTGGATTCGGCGACTTGTTTGACTTCTTCAACTCGCTACCGCCCGCTTCAGACGTCCGTACCTTACCTGGAGATGAAAGACGAGGTCCGCGACCCGCTAACCCGCCCGCAGGTCCTATCGGCCCTCCCGGAGCCGGTCCTGCTGGTTTTGACCGTTTTGGGAATCCTTTGTAATGTCCACCGTCGCATACAACGGCTACACGTTCCCTGCCTGGTCGCAAGTCCAGGTCCAGATGAACTACATCCCAACGACGGGCAACATCCAAACGAAGTACGTCCAATACGTTGTATCGGTTTCGTCGATTATTTACGTTCCTTGCACAAGCGACAGTGCGTCGCTTGATCAAACCATGTCTCTCCTCCAAGCGCAGCTTGGCGTGGAGGGTCAAATCCTTTCTATAACCGACGCGGGTTTTGGTGCGAACTTCCGTATCGCCGCTGGAGGAAAAGCAGATGTTGCGCACGGTCCCAAACCCCGGTCATTCCAGTGGGAGCCTATCGGCACGCGAGCTGCAAGGATCACTTGGGTTGTGGAGCTGACGCTCCCGCGTTGTCCGCAGCAGCTTACGAACATCGCGGAATATGAATACTCGCTGACGTGGAACATCGCCGAGAACGGACTAACTGTACGGACGATCACCGGTCAGTTGGAAATTGCAAACAACCACACCCGTCAGGGTTGGCAAGGGTCCTTTGGAACGAAGTTTATTGACACGGCGGATGCGTACCGAAACCGGATCTCCTTCGAACCGTTGGATAACTTTCAGCGTAGCCAATCCTTTTCTTTGTCCCCCGACAAACGTGTACTATCGTTCACTATCACCGATTCGGAGATTCCTTCGGACAATCCGTACTACCCCGGCATCGTTACTCCCCGCGTTTCTTACACTGTGCGAAGCACCGCTGAATACCTTTCCGGTAACTCCGTTTGGGCGGTCAATCTGTCGGGGTCTTTCGAGGTTGCTCCAGGCTACCACAAACGCACCGCATACCTTGCGATGTTCGAGATTATCCGAACACTTCGCAACGCATTGAAAAACTCCAAGTCTTACGCGGGACGCGGCCCCGCGTACACGTCTCCTGGAGATGAAGAAAAGCCGGGCAGCTCGGTTATCTTGCGAAGCTTACAAATCACCGATGAGATATTTTCCCGAAACGTTTCCATCTCTCTAGAGTGGCACTTACTGTGCTCCCTTAAAGAGCTGATCTCCGCTTCCGGTTTGTGGGATCCTCTACCGAAAGAATCTACGTGGGAACGGTGGCGCGCGAGCATGGCGAACGTCCAACGTCCCCGTGGATTTGCAAACCTCTTCGACAGGAACGAAGATGTAATCATTGGCCTTTGCAGCACGCAAGGTTTTGTTTCTCCAGGAGACGACCCGGAAGTCAATCCGCCTTCGGATAAACAGGACCCAACGATTACATCAGATGCGCCACCTCCGGGTCGGAGCTGGCTTAATTTTCAAAACGACATTTTCATCGAAGAGGATACGAACACCGCAACCCACCGTAGGCTGTCGGAGCCAAAAAGCTATTCGCAAATGCCGTCCGATCAAGCGTACCTAAACTCTCAAGTCGGAAACCTTGCGTCCTTCTCTCCGGGGTACAGCGGGGCGTCGCAGGACCGCAAGGTTTCTGTTTTACAAACGCGAGGCGAGCCGCATTACAACGTGGTTCTGGAAGGGAGAGCTGTCCGCGCCGTGTACGGAATTCCGATTCCTGCTTTGCTCCAGATTGGCGGCTTGGCCATGCAAAACCAACGTCCGCAATCTCGAAGGTTCAAATACAAAGAGTTCCGAACAGCGGACAACCTGCCGATGTACGCGGCGGTCTGGCAGATCAAGTATTCCATCCCCGGAATACCGGTCGGAGATTTGACACAAAACATTCAACTCGCGGGGGAGGCTTTCAACATCGGATAGGAGACGCAACGTGGACGATGTGTACAAAGTTTCACTAGTAGACAACCCTACATTATCTATCCAGTTACCCGACGGGAACTCCCTGGCCGTCGACCTTTTCGAGGCTCAAGATACCGTCGAATCCCTGGAAAGGAAAGTTGTGGAATCCGAAGGGTCGGAGAAGGACCTCTACGCAGCCCTCCGAGACTGGGTTCGGGAGAAATCGGACGGGTGCGAAATCACGCTGTCACAAGCGTCGCTTCTCCACCGGGCGATTGTGTATAATTACTTGGATTTCAAAAAAAAAGTCGCGACGCGGTTTCCGTTGGATACTGGTATCGGCTCGACCCCCGAACCCTCAGCAGAGCAGACATCCGACTTTTGAAGGACCTTTTGCCGGTCGTTCTGGCGGAACGGGAATTGCAGCAGAGACAAGCAGCGGCGCCACTTAGTCCGGAGCGGCTTCGCTACTTGCTCTACACGTCCACAGGGGACTGGAAGTATACGGACCACGAGGTAGCCCGCTACCTGCTGGATTTGGCGAAGCGGGGGGATTTCCATGATCACTAAGACAAGCTTGCTCGGGCCGCCCAAAACTGCTGGATACCGTCCTGCTGTTGCGGGGTACTATGCATTGTACGTCCACCGAAAGCCGGTTTGGACGCTGGGGTACGTCGAGCTGATGCTTTCCGATCCGCGGATTCGGTTCGGTCTCCGCCTGATCAAAGGACCTCTCTTGGCGAACCTCCGGTATGAGGTGAAATGCCGCCGCCAGGACGTAGGGCAATTCATCGACGCGAACTTGACCCGATTCATCCAAAACAGTGCGATGAAAGCCCTCCGGGCAATTGAGTGGGGGTACGTGGGGCACGAGGTGCTCTATCGCGTTGACGAGCGAAACCGGATTGCGTTTGATACGCTGAAATACATCCATCCCCGCGACGTAAAGCCGCTCGTTCTGGCAGACGAGATTGCTTCCGCGTCCGTTCAAATCCACGGGGGTTCTCGCGGAAAGGTCTACTTGAACGGTCCCAAGCTGTTTTGGCACATCCACGAACGTGAGTACGATCCCTACTTCGGTTGCTCCCGGCTCAAGGGAACCTTCGATCCCTGGTGGGACATCTACAGCGATGGCGGAGCCAAAGACGCAAGGCGTCTCTACTTCTACAAATACCTCTACTCCGGGGACGTGCTGTATTATCCTCCAGAGGATGGAACGACAAACGTAGAGGGGCAGTCGCAATCGAACCGCGAGCTGGCGCTTGAGATTGTCAACAAGCGACGGACAGGTGGAACCCTTGTTCTTCCCAACACGGTTGACCCGGATACAAATCAGCGGTTATGGGAAATTTCGGCGGGGACGTCCACAATTCCGTCGGCGGATATTCGTGAAGTCATCGCAGATTTGAAGGATGAAGAGTGGGAGGGTATGGGAATCCCTCCCGAAGTTGCACGCGCCGAAGGCACGGGGGCGTTTGCGGGTCGGCGCGTTCCGCAGCAAGCATTTTTCTCGATCTTGCAGGAGTTGGCATTTTGGTTAGTCACCGACACTGATCGCCAAATAATCAAGCCGTTGGTCAACATGAACTTTGGCAATGTTCCGTACGAAATTGAAACGTTGCCGCTACTCCGCGAGTCGGAGACGCCAGGAGAAGAAGCTGTCCCCGTGGAACCGGAAGAACACGTTCAAGTCGAAGCAACCTAGTTTCGCCGGGGTACATCATGTGGGATGAAATTAAAGGACACCTAATACCTTGGGTGTTGGCTGTGGTCACCGCGCTGACAACTTGGCTTACACATCGAGCATGGAAACTGATTTCCTGGAAAGAAAAGATAGATAGCGACTTTGCCCGCGTCCGGGACAAAGTTTCTGTTGACCACGACCGGATCTCTGATCTGTTGAGGTGGGCGGAAGTGGCAAAACAAACCGATCAACGCCACGAAGAAGTTATCCGGCATGTGGTTGATCTGCAATCGACACAAACCACACAACTCGTTCGGATGGAAACATCGTTGGAAGGCATTCGCGATACGCTGGAAAGGTACGTTTCAACGCAAAACGGTAGTTTGGCCTCCGTAAAGAATGAGCTGTCTGAAATTCGATCCAACTGCATGGCCCACCTGCTGAGTCTGGAAAAGAAAAGGAAAGAGTCAAGCTGATGCCTATTTTCTCCGCACCCACCGCGTCCATCGGACAACTAAGTCACGGCGCTCATGGGGACTTCCAACCCACGACGACCGAAGGCCGTCCCGTCCGGTGGGGTCACGTCCGAGAAATCGACCGCAGAGCACACGTCGGCACACCGGCATGGTATCGGCTCCACCAGGAGACGCGATTGCAACACCTCAGTGCGTGGCGACGGCTCCACATGCTTCGCACACATCAAGGGGTCCGCCGCGAAGCAAATCGAAGGGGCGTTTCACCATCTTCCGACACGACGGTCGAGCAGAAGGTGGACATGGCGAAGACGTTCGAACAACGGGACGCGAAACGGTCGCCGCGTAAGCGATCCAAACGGAGTAGCAAACGGGCGAAGTCCTAGGTTTTCTCTCCAGAGATCCCGGCGGGAACTTCAAAAATAGACAGGTGTCACAATGCCGTTGACAAAGAAAGGACGAAAGGTCATGCGGGCGATGCGTCGTCAGTATGGCTCTTCCAAAGGAAAGCGGGTATTCTACGCTTCTGCGAACAAAGGAACCATCAAAGGCGTTCATAAGAAACGTGGTTAATGAGCAACGCTTTCATCACCCTCAACGACAAGGCGGTTGTCGACCCACGGGAGTTGTACCGTGAGGCGAACCGTCTAGGTGTCGATCTTCCAAATGATGCGCTGCGCGCGAATAGCTTTACTCTTTCTAGAGGAAAGGAGCCTGCAAATGGCTGGATTCTCCTACGCAAATCGGATTTTCCTAGCACTCTCGATTCTATCTCTCTCGATCTTCGTTTTGTTGTGGACGACAAACCCGGCAAAGGCGCAATCACCTTCCGGGATTTGTGCGTTTGGTCAGTGTATGCTGTACTCGCCGGCTCTTCCGAGGACGACAGTGTCTTCCTCCTCCAACTTTGTGATCGAAGAGTATTGGCCCACCTATCGGCGGTTAACCGTGCGTACAACCTCTGGGAACCAGACGGTACGTTATTCTACACGTCCCAGGATTCTGGCTCGGATTGGACATGGGATTCGATCCTTGAAGATTTGTGGGATGCGCTGCCGTCGGCGGTAGGAGCGTACCCCGGAACGACCGGTTTGACGTTTCCCGAAGAAACGCCACACTATCAGTTTTGGGGTTGGAATGCGTGGGACGCGATCAATCGCGTTTTGGAAGACACTGGACATACGATCACCCGTGAGTTAGATGAGGTCAGTGCTGGCGTCTGGCAAACGGGTGATCTTAAAATCGTCGCGAAATCGGATACGGATACCGTAATCTCGCAAGAGTTGACCAAGGCGTTGAAAGACGGTCTGGTCGAACACACGCATCCGCAGGACGTCACAAAAGCTTCGATCCCCGCGACGTTCCGAATCTTCCGGCCCAAGCGGGACTACTCTTTCCAGAATGATCATTCCAGCGAACCTACGTGGGGCGACAAGCACAAAAACGATTGTACGTACTCGTCCGACGTAGCAACGGCTTCGCTTGACTCCAGCGTTTCCACGGTTGCTGAAACGGTTTACCCGATTTGGGATTCATACCCCGCTGTTTACGATGAAGACGGGTCCTTGGAAAACGGAACGGAGATTTCCAACCGGGCATCCACGCTCGCGAATCTTCACCTATCCGCTTTGCTTCTGGAGGATCGAGACAACACCTTCACCGGGCTTTGGCGTCTGTACCCTGGAAAGGTACTGTCTTCGGTTTTGTTCCACGATTTCGGAGACGGTATCTTCACTCAAATTACGGCGGAAGGTTTGACCCGCGCCCCTGCCAATACCGACCCCTACTCGCGACCTTCGATTGTCGAACCTTCAATTCCGTACGACCGATGGTTTATTGGAGAAATCACGGGCGGAAGCATCGCCGCAGGTTCCAACGGAACGGCCAAGGTTCTCTACGGGTCCATCGGAACCTCCGGAAATATTGCGTGGTCGCAAAAGTCAACGGATACCGAGCCGGTTCATAATGCGGCATCCAGTCGCACATACAACAACGCGGAACGAGTAGTTTGCAAGTACCATTGGCAAACGCAACGTTGGCTGATCCTCGACGAGACGGGTGATCCCGGATCGTCCCCCATGAAAATCATTAAGATATACGGGGTCAATGACGAATGCGACACGATTGCTGATGATGCCGATTGCGTTTGGGCGGGAAAGATCGTCACCGGAACAACCTCCGGTTCGATGTGCGGCTTTCCCAACACCGAAGGTGACGACGTTTGGGTCACTTGTCTGAATCAATGCCCAACTCCGCTGGTCTTGAAGATCGGCGAGTTGTACATCGGATTCAAAGTCACCGACAGTTACACGTACAACGAACATGCTGACCGACCGCTTTATGCAATCCGAAAGCCGCCAGCGGAAACGGCGGTGGTTCGTGTTACCGGTGAATCCCCCGGATCGTTTACATCGTGCTATCACGACGTAGACGAGATCGGCAAGTGTGCGTACCAAGGGAAGCGATTAGAACCGGACTACCAAGCAAGTGGTCAGCTTCCTTCGGATATGTGTGACGCGGACGCCTGGCAGGAAGTCGAAGACATTTGGATTGTCGGGGTTAACCAGTGTAATCACATGCGGGAGCTGCGAGTCGGCGAACAGTACATGGGAACCTGCATGGGTTACTTGATCAACGGTGCGGTCAAGTACCCATGCTACGCCGTCCGGCATGAAGAGACTTCCGTCTATCTATTTGAGGCAAATTCGTCCGGCGTTTATTCCAACAACGTCTATGACGTCCAGACGTCCGATCTTCATTACCCCGACGGGACGGATACCCTGAAGGGTCCGAACATCGTTGACCACACAACGTGGAACACAGACACGTTGAACTTGTTTCCACGGGTGCGGAATAACAGCCGCGGCGTTTGCGTTTATGTCGGGTCAACGTCAAACGCGGTTACACCTCAAGATGAATGGCACATCGTCAACGTCCAGCAAGAAGCGATCATCGTTGAAGTCGAGTTGAATGCACATTTGACGCCCGGCGATAATACGATTTCTACCACCTACCGAAGAACGCTTTCGCCTAGCCCGTTCAATATTGCTCCTTCTGCGGTAAACAATTGCAACAACCGTTTCAAGCTTCGCGGAACAAGCGGGACGCGGGCGCTTGCGTTTTATGACAAAGACGCAACGGGTTCGGGTGATCTCACTTATGATTGGACGATCTTTCAGGTGGAGGGAGGTTGTGGGCCGCTTCTTTGGCGTGCAAACATCACGTCCACCTCTACTGAGTATCCGCCTGATGTGTCAGCACTTCCTTGGGGTTCGGAAGTTGTCACATCTGCTAACTATCCTTTAGGATTTACACATAACACGGGAACGTATGAAACGACGTTTACCAAAGTCGGTTGGTATGACATTCGCATTTCGATAAGACTTCAAGCAGGGACAAATTCAGGAACAGGCACAAATACGACGTTCACTTTAGAATTGGATTTTGATACTGGTGGTGGATATTCGGGCGAAACGTTGTCACAACGATCAGTTTATATCGGAAACGATGGCGCATCTAGTTCTTTGTTCTTAGACTATGCCGGACTTGAGATGCAGTACCTCAAACAAATTACTGTAGCTAATACGAAGATGCGCACCAACTTTAGACGGGATGGAGGCAACCAAGCGGTCAAGGTGATTCAAGGGAGCTTATTCATCCAACCAGTGAACTATGCCTAAAGTATCTTGGCGATATATCGACATTCCTCGAACCGGGTCCACTTCATTTCGCGAGCTATTCGGCCCCGGAGCCGATGCGGGTGTGCGACACACCCCGTACCGTCCTGGTCACGAATCTGCGACGCAGTTTGTCACAATCATTCGCCATCCGCTGGACCGTCTTGTCTCCATTTACGCATACGTCAAGAAGGTTCAACCGAACCATCTGGACGGTGCAACATCCTTCGCCGAGTGGGTCAAAGACGGGATACCATACAACGGGGTCCGTCTTTCAAGTTGGAACGGGGACCATGCGGACGCTGCGAGAAAAAAGCAAGGCCCTTGGCTGACCGTTCCGCAATGGTACTGGATAGAAAAGGTTCCGACGGGAATGCTGCGCATCCTCCGTTTTGAGAATCTGGACCACGACGCGGAAGAGTTCAACCGCTGGCTCGGGCGTGCAAACAACCGATTCCCTCACATCAATCAATATCCCCATCCCCCGTGGCGTGAATTGTATGCCGACCCCGAAGTCCTTCGGATCGCAACTGCTGTCTATGCAATTGATTTGGTCAACTTTCAGTATGAGGTGCCTTGCGGCATCGGGGATTGTCAAGGGGATATGTTGCTAAAGCATAAGTGAGGGGGTAGACTAGTCTGGAGGTGCCAGACTTGTCACCGTACCGTTCCGGTCATTCAATCGAAGCGACCCTGCCATTAGGAGACACAAGATGCCGTCCCTCGAATCTGCGCTGCAATCTGCGGCGGAACAAACCACGTTTGAAAGCGTCCGTAAGGGAATCCGCGACTCGGGCGGAGCCGGTTCCGCGTTGCAAGTCTACCAGATGGGGTTCTTCGGAGCCTTTGGTCCGACTGGTCCGGAGTGGATGAAGAAGATTTGGGAGGAAGACCAAGACTTGGTAGGGCAGTTTCGCGGTCTTGAGCACGTTGCTATTCCACGTGCAGAGTGGAGGGGGAAACGTGCGACGTTTTGGAATCATTACATGGAGCTTCAGCCGGCAGATGCGCTTCGCGGGAACCAAGACACCGGAAATTGTACATCGTGGTCAGGTAGAGCAATGCTCAATTGTTGTCTCGGCGCGGACATCAAGAAGCGGTTGGAGCGGCAAAAGTGGCCCGGTGCTCGAATCGGAACAGCGATGATGTACGCCAACCGAGGGCATAGCGGAGCTGGCATGACGTTGGCTCGGGCGATTGACGCTGTTGCGAACAAATACGGGATCAGTATCCAAAAGTCATACTGCAACGGCCAATACGACCTGACGGCGGAAGATGCGGACGAGGGGTACGGCGTAAGCTGGTGGCGCGGCGTTCCGGATTGTGTCCTGGAAGAAACACGACAGCACAAGCTGTTAGCCTGGGACCGTGTAACGGATGAAGACAAGTCAATGTCTTACCTCCTTGACGGTCGATTTCTGTTTCACGGTTCGCAGTACACAGCCCGTCCGTCCGGAAACCTGATTTCTTCTCTCCAGAGCATCGGCGGACATGCGCAAGCCGTCCTCGGGTACGATGATACCGACGAGTTCAAACAGTGGTACAAAGAAAATACCGGCCAGACGTTGAACGACTACGTAGTAATCCACGATCAAAGTTGGGGGAATTGGAACCAGATCCCCGGTTCGAAATGGCCAGACCATCTTTGGGGTCAGAAGCCTGAAGGGGCATGGGTTGTAACGGGTCGCGATTACATGCGAATTGTGAACCAGTGGGGGGATCAATACGCCGCGTTGGACGTTGGTGGTTTTCCAGACGACAGTCCACCACCTCCCCCGCCTCCGCCACCTGCGACGTGGTTGGCTGTTGCTGTCTGGGATGTCAGTCCGACTACCGGCGTAGTGGGCCAGATAATCGAGTGGTTCGTGAACGGGGAAAAGAAAGCGACAGTCTCGATGAATGCTTCGCAAGAACGAACGACATCGGATGATGCGAAAATTTCGGAAAGCCTTAAAGCGGGAGATGCTGTCGAGGTTCGTATCAAAGCGATTACCGCGTCCGGCGTTACGAGCGAACCCGCAATCGCACAAGGGACGGTGGAGGAAAACGGGGAGCGTCCTTTACCTCCTCGAAATGTTCGACTGGCTTTCACCAAACGTTGACCGTCCCGTCGGGGACCTGGAAAGGAGATGCAGAAATGAGTGGTGTCTGGATTCGAGTCGTCATTGCGGCTCTCAAGATTATCTCCCGGTTCATCGAAGACCCGGAGATGAAGAAGATTCTGGAAGAGTTAATCGCCATCCTCGAAGAACTCTTCCAGAACCCCAACGCGATCAACGAAGACGATTCAAAGGCCGAACTTGTCGCCCAGTATGAAAAGTGCCTGCTTCGCTCTCGTAATCGCGACGTATCGAAGATTTGATTCCTGAACTTGTTCCCATGCAGCGGTCGCGTAAGGGTGCGGGAGCAGATCAGGGCGTAGGATAACCACCCGGTCTGCTTCCAACCCCTTCGCGCGGTGAATTGTGCTGAGGATGTAGCCGCCTTCGGTCGCTGCTTCGTCGCTTAGAATCCCGTTGAGCTTCTTTCGGTAGTCCTTGGCGTTCTTGCAGTCCGTCACCGTCATCTTGACGCACTGTACTCTATCTTCCAGGGCGGCTATCGCCATCTGCGGAGCGTCGTTGCGGATCAGATGAGCTTCCGCGTGGGCTTGGTACTGGTCTAGCACGTTGATGTGGTTCTCCCAGCTCGTTTCCTTGCCAAAAGCCTTCTTCGCCAGACCGACGAATTCGGGAATCATATCCCGACCCCGGACGTAGACGGGGATTTGCTGTGCGAATAGGCGGTTGAACAGCTCGAACAGCGGAGCGTTGGTCCTGCAAAGCACCATCGCCGGCGGTTCGATATCCTCAATCTCCCTGGAGGTGAAAGCAGCAATACCGTCCGGGGCGTTCGGTGCAGCTTCCAGGTCGGGGACGATAGTCTGCGCGAGACGGACGACGTTCTTCGGACACCGCCACGAAACCGTCAGCGGCAGCTCGATTAGTCCACGTTCCGTTGCGAGGAGACGTTCCCGAAACCGGGGAATGCTTTCCGCGTCTGCACCTCTGAAGCCAAAAATAGAATTGCCAGTTGCTATTTCATCTGCGATGTACAAACGTCGACCCCCTTCGGTCGGCGCGACTTGCAAACTCCAAACTTCGCCTACATATCTTTTTCTCGTAAACTGGAGTGGTTCCCAGGAACAATCACGAGGGCCTTTGACTCGCACGACCATCATGCAGCCATTTAGCAGGTTGTACCCGCGACACATGAAAGAGTAATAGCCGACATGTTGGGCGCTTCCTTTTTCCCACATAGGATACCGTGGGTGTCGACCAAACTCTTGAAGAAGGGCACCGATCCTTTCCGGATTCTTCAAGTCTCGTTCTAGTTCTTCCTCCCAAGATCGGTTCGTCCATTCGAACATGGCCCTTTGCGGGATTTGGTACTTCAGGGAGAGCAACCACTCCAGTTTGCGCGCTTCTTGGCGAGTAGGGAATACATCCAAAACCCAAAGACAATCCACCTTTTCTCCGCGAGCACGGACGCCCGGTCCAAACCCACAATCCATTTGAAGTTGTGTTGTTCCGATTCGCGGAATATCGCCTGACAACATTAGGTAGACCGCGTGTAGCTTCTTCCCTTTTTTCGGATCGAAACGTACAAGCCACCGATGTTCGAGTGTTGTGCATGTTCCGTTTCCGTGAATCAAATCGCCGTTGTGTTCGTGGTGTTCGATTTTTTCTATCTTGCGTCCTTGTGTATTATGGCCCGGAGAATATGTGTCTTTGCTTTTGTAGGTCGCTAACTGGTCCCCGACTTTCAAGTCTTGAATCGGCACGTAGCCGCGCCCTGTCGCCAAAACCTTAGTCCCCCTGGGTTGGCATTGCTCCGGATCGCCGATCACAATGAACCGTTTCGAAAACTGCGATAGCAATTGACGTTGACAGACGTTCAGGTCTTGGGTCTCATCGACGCCCATCGCTCCGAATGGTGCGGGTTTCAACTTGAGCTGGATAGGAAGCCAGCACATGTCATCGTAATCGACGCGGTCGGTCAACCGTCGCGACTCTTCGATGCACATGGAGGCCCGCTCCGCAATCTTCTCTTCGTCTTCCAAAGCCATGCCGTAATGCTTCACTAATGCGAGAATCTCCTCCGGGGTTTCGACAAGACAGCCCTTGGCCAGGCCGACCACCTTCTCCAGGTCGTAGATTAGCTCCCAGTCTTTTATTTCCAGAGATCCGTCGGAACGGCCAAAACACTCGCGGTATATGTCGCGGATTTTGTTGAAGTTCACACCGTCGACGGCGTATCCCTTGTCCTTCAACAGTCGAAACCCGAGAGAGTGGACCGTGCAAGCGAGGGTGGACGGCCCGACCCGGCCTTGCAGCTCGGTCGCGATGAGCTTGGAGAAAGCGACGATTGCTTTCCGGCTCGATTTGACCTTGGAGAAACCGTCAACAATCGTGGTTGTCTTTCCAGTCCCAGCACGCGCAATCCCAAGGATATGCTGGTCGGAATTGCTCATTGCGTCCCACAAATCTTTTTGTTGCTTTGTTGGTTTGTAGGACTTGCGAACTTTCTTCGCGGCGGGGGTTGCTACTTTCGCTTTGCGTCGGATTGTCTTTCGTTTGATTGTGGCCACGGTACGGCTCCTTTCGGTTTTTTATGGTACAAAAAAAACGGGAACCGATACGGAACCGGTTCCCGGTTAACTAGTAACTGACTAGTCTTTTTCCTCTTCAAGTCGAAACTCACGACGGGTTAACCATTGTCCGTTGTCCAGAATGTACAACGGGGATAAGTTGAACCCGCTGGGTTCCCGGACGTCTACGATTCGTTGGTGTCGCGCGAACCCTTCATTGATTACGACAACTACCCGTCTACCGATCAGGTTTCGCGGGTCTAAAAGATTCTCAAGCATTCTGCGCTTTCCTCCGAATTACGTGGATAATCAGGATTTGGGGGAACGTAGAGATCAATATCGGTTCCCCCGCACTTCGGACACCCCTCCGTAACGGCGCGTTCTGCGCTTTGGGTTGTCCAGAATCGTTTCCCGCATTCCATGCACTGGAATGTCGGGGTCCTAGGACGTCGCTTTTTCGATGACATTGTGAAACCCCCTAAAAGAAGGGGGGGTGCGGTTTCCCGTCACCCCCCTGGAAAGATAACCTACCCCCTAGACTAACGTCGTTTCGTCGTCTTTTTCTTGACGCTACGTTTTGCGGGGGTTTTCTTCGCAGGGGTTCCCGATTTCGTCCCTGATTTCGTCCCTCCTGAAGCTTTCGAACCCCTCACGGTCTTCCGAGTCGTCTTTCGGACAGGAACCGTCTCCGGTTCTTCTGGGGACGATTTCGAGGGGGTAGCTTTGGGGGGTTCAGGTTTGGGAGGATTGTCGAGCAGGTGGTTCCTATCCAGCGCTTTCTCCCAGGTGAGCGCCTGCTTTGCGAGACGGTCGTTCCATGTACACAATGCTGGCGCTGCTTGATCGACATTCGCGACGTCGCGCAAGTCGATTCCCTCCAAGTCGGACAGTCTATCCATCACGTGTTTACTCGCGATAGTTAGCGCTTCCGTTCGGTCGAACCCTGGAGTAGTACAATCCGGGTTAATCTCCACCCGCACAACTAGTGGGACAATAACGTCCCAGTTAATCCGTCCGTTGTCTTCCAGGACAATGCGGGGGTGAACCTTGGTTGTGGGTTTACGCGACGTCGACGTGTTCTTGCGTGTCATTGTGATTATCTCCCATCGTCATGACACAAGTATGTGGTCCCCCATCGACGTGATGGGGGAAGAACCCTATTTGATGTTTCCAAGTTGTCAAAGAGCGATGACGATTCATCAAAAATCGTCGGAATACCTCCGATTATAACCCCCTCTTAGAGTTTGTCAATAGGGGGTTCCCTAGTATTTTCTTAGTAGATTTGTGCAAGAGACACTTTGCGGTATCTGGACCCCTCCCGGTAGAGGGGTGATTCCGCAAGTCTAACCCGTTGCTAGACTTGCGAAAACCCCATTTAATGTACATTTGTTCAGAAATAACATGGATACAGAAAGGGTGATATATACCCTATGACCCCCCTAGTGTGGGGTGTGGGTTTCGCATAGTTAGGACGGTGTCGGGATTCTTGGGATTGCGAAGGTATCCCTGGTCGAGGATACGGTCGAACAGGTTGCGCGTTAAACGGACGTCCTCAAGACAATAGTCAATAACCTCACCGATCCGGTTTTCTTGCCAAAGTACCGGCGCTAACTCCCCTGATCCCGTTTTCTTGTGTCCCAGATTCACCTCCGCTGTCTTGTCGAGCGAAAATCCACCGTGAGACGGACTGAATTTATCGGGGTCTAAACGCGCCGCGTTCCACATCTCGCGGAGCAGGTCATACGATGCCATGTCCGCAATCTTGATCCCATTTGCGCGGATCACTTTGTTGTCGAACCGGATGTTGTTGAATCCGACGAGTGGGATTCGATTCGCCGCTAACTCTTCGAACTCTAGGAGGTTCTCTGCGGTGAAGACGCGGAACCGATCTGTAGCGTAGTCGTAAGCGCAGAGTACGGAGATGCCCATGTTCTCGTGATCGTCCCATCCCTTGCAGTATTCAATTCCTGCTATCTGCTTTCCAGGAGGTCTTGGCGGGATCGCTCGAACGATTTCCAGGTCGTAAACCAGCGGAGCTAAGCCTTGCATTTGAAACGTCTCCTAAGAGCTTGCGATTCGTTCGATCCGGTTGACGCCAACCTTAACGATCCGTTGAATCGCTAACGCGGTCCCCTCTTGGTTGTGGGTGAAAAGCACGGGGACGCCTGACACTATCCACCCGGAAATGGCTCCAAGAACGTGTGACGGCGTGATCTGGCGAGAGTATCTGTAGATGCTACTGAAAGGGTTCTGAATCTCTTTCCACGTAGTTTCAGCCAGAATCACCCGAATAGGAAACTCGCGCAGTCGGTAGATTTCCTTCTCGAAACGCGAACGGCCCGAGCCGACGGTCCCGATCAGGTCTCTCCCCGACTTGCGCTCAAAAGAGAATATCTCTTCGTAACCGGCAACCGTATAGTCACCGGTTTTGAGAGTGCGTACCGTACAAGGTCCTGGAAGAAAAATCGTAATGCCGGGGAGTGGTTCTCTCCGATCAACTACGTACTGAACCTCGTTTGCGGGTTCCGGTGCGGGTGCGCTTTTTGACGATCTTCGGCTTGTTCGTTTTGGTGGACTTCTTTTTCTTTTGGGCACGCTTCTTGCCTTCCTGCATGTTAGCTACGCGACCCTCCCGAAAATCAAATAAAGCTTTCACGTGATCGGGCATTTCCTCCCGAGTCATGGGTCTTCTTCCCGTACCGATGATGGGTTCCCCGTTGATGTTCCACCTGACGGATTTCTTTTTCGGCTCTACTCCGCGAGTGAATGAGCCGAGGTTGTAAGACTTTCTCAAGTAAGGAACCGAGATGCGTCCTTCCATAAGCGACTTGGTTGTCTTCGCCTCCGGAAACTCCTCGATAAGAAGTTGCATGATGGAGGGATCGGTAAGCTTCTTGCTTAGGGGAAACTCTTCGTTCGCCTCGAAGATAACCGCCATGAATCTTGTGATACCTCCTTCAAACGTCTTCCCTTTTGTACGCGGCTTGCAACCTCTTGTATAGGGGGAGTCGGGGATCCGGTCCACACTAAAGTGGTCCAGTATTTCGGACGCCGCTCCTTGATCTTTCACAACTTTGGGAGATTTCTTGTCAGGCATTCTCTCGCTCTCTTTCACTTAACTTTTGACACCTCGCTTAGACAGAACCCTCCCGCTCCACCCACCAGTGGAGCGTCTTTTTCGGGGTCCGTCAATACTGTGCGATTGTATACTAAAAAACACAAAGTCAATAGGGTTACTGTAGTATCCGGGGGTATATATCACCCTTTCTGTATCCATGTTACTTCTGAACACCCATACACTTAACCCCCCGATATCTAAACTGTTGGAAAATAACGACTTACAAAATCGTCCCTTAGTTGGGGGGTGGTAGCATACCTCAAAGTGTCTCTTGCACAAATCTACTTATGACGTCCCTAATAAAGACGGGTTGACAGAGACCCTAACAATATATAGTATGTACTTTTGGATTTCGCGGTACTAACAGATTCTCGCAAACCTTGGGAGGGCCTTGCAGTGCAAACATTCATACCGTATTCTAACTTCGATTGGTCCGCGTTTGTCCTGGATGACAAGCGGCTCGGTAATCAGTTCTACAACGAGGGTCAAGTGCTACTTCGCGGAGGTTGGCCGAACCACCCCGCGAGCAAGATGTGGCGGGGGTATCACTTCGCTCTAGGATGCTACCTGTTAGCTTGTGCTAGGGAGCTTCACCGGCGTGGTCGATTCTACCCCGAACACATCAACACGACTTGGCAGGTCATGAACCTCGACCGCGAGCGGCGTATGCCCCCGTGGATCGGGGACGAGCGGGTCCATTCGTCCCACCGGGCGAATCTGCTCCGCAAGGACCCCCAGCACTATGGACAATTCAACTGGACGGAGCAACCGACCGAAGGCTACTTCTGGCCAGTACAATAGCGAGCCTCCCACCGTCGGCCCGCTGCGTGATGACACTCGTCGTGTCTAGCGTGGCGGGCTTTTTTCATCCCCCAAGGAGATTGGACATGACAAAAATTGATCTTCCATCGCGACGGCGTATAGACAAGCAGCAAGACAAAGTCGTGAAAGACCCTACCGACTGGTTCTTCTGCTCTCGTCCGTTGTCGTCCATCAACCCGCGACTCGTCCGCGCCGAGAAAGACTTTTGGGAAGGCCGACGCTGGACCTTCATAAAAGTCTCCATCAAATATGCGGACGGTTCCGTTGTTGAAGGTTCGCAGCGGTTGAAGGCGGATCGGGTGCTCTAGGTTTTCTCTCCAGGTTCCCGACTGGGCATCTGAAAATTGACAATTGTCTAGAAAGGTGATGATATGAAAGAGTTACCGGCTGACAAGCTTATCATGAAGATTCGTACGATGTTGGAAAAGGAATCGTACTCGCTCGGGCAGGAGGAGAAGGAATACTGTGAGGATGCTTTAGGGATCCTTGCTGCCGTCACGGAAGGTTTAGAAATGCGTTTGAGAGAACTAGAAGCGGAGGCAGAAGACGATGGGAGAAATGGCTGATTGGTTTCTCGAACAGGTAATGGACATGGAGGAGCTGCGAGAAGATTACAGAGCTGGCTTCATGACGGACATTGAGGCGTATGAAGCTGGCATAATCGACGAACAGGGACACTACCTCGGTTACGGTGTCGGATACGACAGGACCCGGATGTGCCGTTATTGCGGAAAGCGCGGTTTGTTGTGGGGGAGGGATGGTAAGAGGTGGCGACTATTTGAGGTTTGTGATCATTCTTACCACGTCCACACTTGCTTGAAAAGGAGATAACTGTGCCTGACCCGAAAACAGGACGATACGTCGATACGGATCGGATGCCGTTCGGCCTGCACAAAGGGAAGTACCTTTACGATATTTCCGATGCATATTGGAGATGGTTTCTCAAACAAGACTGGAGCAAACGTTGGCCAAAGCTGGTCGAGTATGCGAAGGTCGCAGAGGGGGAGGACTTCGACGATGTTTGACCAGAAGCTGAAGAAGACGCCGATCACGGTCGAAACCGCGGAGGCGGTGTTGTTGATCTATCGGAAGATGGCTCAAGCGTTGGAAACTATTCGACCGGAAGACCCTCTAGCCCGTGCTCTTGTGCGGGCAGAAGCACAACGTTTTCGTAAGCTGTCGCAACGATGGAAAGCGCAGCGGAAAGACTCCGAGAACCCCGACATAAAGGGCGTTGTATGAACTATTTCAAATTTAAAGAGGCGATGGAGCAAGCAAAAGCTGCTGAACGCGATATGTTGGCTTGTGTAAACTCGTCCGACAACGTTTACCTCGGAGCAAGTTCTGAAGTGCGGGCAATTTTGGCGCGTTATGCGGCTTACGTCGCGTCAATACTCGGTTCCAATCAGAAAGAGGATTCCGAAGGCGCAACAGAAGCTTGTGTGATAGCTTTCTCTATTGTTGCTCGATATGCGTATATCAAAGGATATGAACAAGGGCGAAAAAAGATGACCGACGAACTTGCTTTCCTTCGGACAAAAGAAAAAGAGGGAAAAGATGTCGATTGAAGACTTTGAAGCGAAATGGCTGCGGTGCAAGCGTTGCCCCAACCTGCTCGAAGAACGTCACAACGTCGTTCTTTATCGCGGACATACAAACTGTCCCGACGTGCTGTTTCTCGGGGAGGCTCCCGGAAAGGTCGAAGACGCATTTGGCGTTCCGTTCAAGGGACCGGCAGGCCGGTTGCTGAACAAGCTGATTTTGGAGACCCTCCCCGAAGATCGAACAATGACTTATGTCATCACCAACATTGTTTGCTGCCTACCGCTGGACGCGGACGGAAAGATTCGCCAGCCAACATCGGAGGAGGCTGAAAATTGTTCGGATCGTCTTTTCGAATTCTACGAACGTTGTCTCCCGTCTTCGGTTGTTCTGCTGGGCGAGGTTGCCAAGAAGTATTGGAATGCACACCTCGCAAAACGGGTAGGCTTCCCATTGCCTATCATCCATGTCTACCACCCCGCTTACCTCTTGCGGCAAGGGGAATCCGCAGGAACCGTCGGTTTCCACACGTTGGCCGGCAAGGCCACTGTCCTCAAACTCCGTCGTTTTTTCAAGGAGAACTTTTGATGCAAGTCTACAAGCTATTTGATCGCGGCATTAGCAAGAGCTTCCTGGAGACGTTTTCTGCTTGCCGAGAGGCGTGTCGGCTCCAGTACCTCAAAGGGTACTACCCGGTCAAGGAGGGCTTCGCTCTAGACTTCGGGACTGCGTTCCATGCGTGCAACGCTCACCTTCAAACCATCGCAGATCAGACATGGGAAGGGGTCCAGCACGTATGCACCAAGTACGCCCGAGAGTACATCGCAAAGCGAAAGAAGTACATGGACAAGCCTTCTATCGAAGAGTTTCAAGAGATGATGGAACGGGTTGCAGTAACCCTCGACGAGTACCGAAAGCGGTGGGCCAAAGACGATGCGAAGGTCGAGTGGGTTGAGCGTGAGAAAGAGTTCGCGTTGTGGCTTGAATACGAATACGCCGACGACACGATGTTTCTTGTTCCATTCAAAGGTTACCGGGATGGCGTTTTTTATCGCAAAGATCGCAAGGGCGGGATGCAGAACCTCTACCTCTTTGAGACGAAAACGAAAACAAAATGGGACCAGGCGGACATCCGCGACCTGCTGGAGCACGACCTGCAAACCATGCTCTACCTCTTCTCTATGCAATCTGAATACGGCAGGCTCCCTAAGGGTGTCCGTTACGATCTGGTCAAACGTCCCAGCACGCTGATCAAGGGCGGCGCAGAGCGGGTCCGTACTTTCATTCAAAAATCCCCAAAAGGTTACTTCTGGCGGCACGACTGGAACACCGTTCGTCAACGTCACCTCACTTCGTGGCGGGTTAAGTTCTTGGACGGGCTGATCCGCCAAGTCGTGGATTGGGTCCTTGGGTTCTATCCGGATTGGCGAGACACCGCAGGACGGCGGGAGATCAATGACCCCTACGACAATCCCCATCACTTCGCGAACTCCGCAAACCTCGTTACCTTTTGGGGACGGGATCCCATGTTCGACGCGGTGACGCGGGGGAAACTGGACGGACTAGTCCACGCGCCGGAGTCTGCGCGAAAGTGCATCATCCCCATAGAGAACGTGGAAGATTCAAAACACGCGAAAAAAACGCGGAAAAAGCGGGGTTGACAAATACTCGCATTTGTGCGAGACTCGATAGTTGTGTTTTTTAACCCCTCATTTCACCCCTAAAGGAGACGTACCGATGGCAAAGAAAAAACCACCGGCCCTATCGCGGAGAACGAAACCGACATTGTCGGAACCTCCGCGACCGACCCCGACGGTCGAGAGTGTCGGAGACCCGATCCTCAGCAAGATGGAAGTTCTCATGTCCTCCTCTGTGGGAAAGCTTGCGGAGGCGATCTACAAGGTGCAGCGAAGCATCGGACTTATCGGAAAGGATTCCGAAGGGTTCAAATATGCTTACACTTCCCTTGGAGCAATCCGCGACGCTATCGAAGGACCCCTCGCGGAAGCGAAGCTAGTCCTATCCCAATTCCCTTGCAGCGTGGGCGGGCGTGTCGGGGCAACCACCGTCCTAATCCATGCGGGTTCTGGCGAGTGGATGCAGCTCGGCTTTACACTCCCCGTGGTCCAGATGCGTTCCCGCGAGGGTCGGGACACTGCAACCCTGACCCAATGTGCAGGCGCAGCAATCACCTACGCAAAGCGTTACGCTATTTGCTCCGTGTTGGGCATTGTGGCGACAGACGACGCGGACGTGGACGACTTTGGTCCGGGCGACTAGTCTGTTTTCTCTCCAGTAGTCCCGGTGGGACACTCAAAATTCTACAACTGTATAGAAAGGGTTCGACAATGGCAAAGAAGAAAGCTTCAGGCCGTGCAGCAAGTACCGCTCGCGCTTCCCGCAAGACTGCGAAGGGTGTCGCAGCGAAGAAAGCCCCCGTCAAGAAGAAGGCGTCTTCAGGTGGCAAGACGGAGGGGACCTTGTCCTGGAAACAATACAAGGAGAACACCAAGGTTGATTGGGGCGTGACGACACGGCGTGCCAAGAGTATGGCGGGACAAACCAGTCTCGTCGAGGGGACCTATCCCGCGAAGTTGATTGATGCGAAGCTGCGCAACAGCTTTCGGACGAAAGGCGTCCTTGCTCTGGAAATGACCTTTGCGGTGACGGATGGGGAGTACGAGGGCGAGGTGGTCAGCACAGTTGACGACATTGACCCTACCCGTACGCTTAGCGCGAATACCGACGCTACCCCTTATGACATTCTGATCCAACACATCGGCCAATTGGGGTACGAAGTTTCTGAAGATCCCGACTTTGATGAAGTCATTGGGATGTTGAAGGCGGACCAGCCCGAAGCTGAGATCGACATCGTGATTGGTGACACGGGACGTGCTTACGTTCGGCGCATACGTGGCGTGGAGGAAGAGGAAGAGTAGCGGCTTGTCTCTGCGGGGGTCGGGAGGGGGTTCGGAGAAATCCGCCCCCTCCTGTTTTTTGGGAGGATTCCAAATGGTCAGAAAACTCGAAACGAAGCTAGATGAGACGATCCGCCGACAGCGTCCGTTGCTCCCTCCATACTCGGAACCATACGTTGCGGTGGATACGGAGACGACGGGTTTGGACGTGTCGCACAAAGACGTCGCTTTCGCAGTGTCGGCGTGTACGCACAACGGGGAACGCTACTTTTGGCAATGGGATATAGACCCGAATACTCGTCAGGCGTCGATTTCGTCGCAAATGCGAAGTGAGATTAAAGGGTTGATTGATGCGTATCCTGATATCGTGTTCCACAACGCTAAGTTCGACTTGCAGGCGTTAGCGACAATTGACCTCATTGTTCCGAATCGCGTGATTATCCATGACACCGTGGTTGCGGCGCATGTTTTGGGGGAAGAGACGAAGGGGTTGAAAGATCTGGCGTTGCTCTACCTCAACATCCCTGCGGATGATGAATCGGAGCTACGCACTGCGGTGGTCAAAGCGCGGGCGTTGCTCAAGAACGCGGGTTATCCTCGCGGGGAGAAAGTCCAATATGACTACTGGGCACCGTTTTTCTTCCGTGACAAAGTTCCCGAATTTCGGGAAGTGTTGAAACGCTACGCAATCCGCGACGCGGAGCGAACCGCTTTGCTCTGGCGTGGTCTAGGCCCCTTGCTGGACAAAGAAGGTTTAGTCTTCCAGTACCATCGCGAGATGGCGGTCGTCCCGATGATCGACTTCATGGAACGTGAGGGGGTTCCGTTTAAATCAAAGCTGGCGCATAAACGACACGGCGAGCTGCGTCACCGCTGCAATGTTCTTTGTGACCAGATGAGTGTCTTTGCAGGCTTCGACGTGAACCCCCGCTCCCCCGATCACTTGGCGAAGATGCTTCACGACGTAGCAGGGCTTCCCGTAATCTCCAAAACTCCGACCGGAAAACCTGCAACGGATGCAGCAACGATTCAAGACCTGTCGGATCGGTATTCCTGCGAAGCGTTGCAGGACCTTCAGGAATTCAAACAGTGCAACAAGGCGGTGACGGACATTGAACAATACTTAGGCAAACAGCACTGGACAAAAGTTCACTTCCATTACAACACGGTCGGCACGAAGACGACTCGATTTTCTTCTACCAACCCCAACGGTCAAAACATCGCAAAGAGCGCAGCGGTTCCCCTGCGGGATTTGTTTGGTCCTCCGATGGGCTGGCGTTGGCTCGACGTGGATTATGATCAATTGGAGCTGCGCATCTTTGCGGAGCTATCGCAAGAACGCGTGATGATGGAGGCATTTTCCAGAGGTAAAGACCTGCATCAAATCACCGCAGACGGTATCTCGAAAATTGCAGGTAGGGAGGTTGACCGTGCCCTCGGCAAGCGGGTCAATTTCGCGTGGATTTATGGAGCGCGTCCTAAGAAGCTTGGCATTCTGATCGGCGTAGAAGCAGACGCTCTTGATCTTGCAATGCGGACAACCTACCCCCGCGCGGTCGAATGGTTCAACGAAGTGCAATCACGCGGGCGTCGCGAAGGATTTGTCTACAGCGGTTTCGGGTTTCGAATACCCGTTCCTCCGCAGGAAGCGTATAAAGGAGTCAATTACATCATCCAATCGACGGCGGGCGACGTGCTCAAGAATGCAATCATCCGAATCCACGATTATCTGACCCGACGAAAACTGTATGACAGTATTCGGCCATTGCTGACAATCCATGACGAACTGGTTTTCCAGATTCACAAAAGTGTGTCCGAAAGTCACCTGCGGGAGCTTTGCATCATCATGGAAATGAGCGGTCGTGATGTGGGCGTGCATACCCCGGTCGGTGCAAAAATCATTTCTGGCGGTCGAGGTTGGTCCAAAGGGCGTACCTGGAAACCATGACCGCAATTTTCAAGGGAGGTGTTACGATGCTAAACGTATGTTCAGCTAGGTACTCTGTGATGGAACGCGGCGATTTGCGGGAGGTTCCGCTACCGTCTGCTGGTGATCGGAGTCGCTGGAAGGGAATCCAACACGGTGAACTCATGGACACTATTGAAGGCGTCCTGAAGGATGATTACAAAATGGGGATGGTGGATGAACGCTACGCGGTGTCTCCCAATCAAGCGAAGCTGGTCGGCGGGTTCAAGCTTCGTGAGCTAAAGCGGAAGCAACCCAAGCAGGTCATGGGTCTTCCACACAAGACGGAGCTTTGTATGGGCATCCGTCATGGGAACGATTCGACGTTTGCGTTGACGTGTTCTCTCGGCGCGTCTGTTCTTGTGTGTGAGAACGGTCTGATCATCGGAGAGTACACGGCCAAACACCGTCACTCTTCCAAGCTGAAGCTTGAAGATTACATTCGCGAAACGTTCGAAGGGTACTTTGAAAATCTCGGCGTCCTTGGCGATACGCTGTCTGGTTTGGCGGAGCGAAACGTCACTCCCGCTGACCACGACGCGGGGATTTTGCAACTAGCACGGACGGGATGTTTGCCTTGGAGACTGGCCGGCGATGTGGACAAGCTTTGGAGAAAGACCCTGGAGGGAAAGGGTCCCCACAACGGAGCATTCGATGGGCGGACGGCGTGGGATTGGTACAACCACGTCAATGACGTTATTAAGCGCACCCCGCCTATTGGCCAGCTTCGGCGTCTCCATCAGGCGTACCGAATTAGCTCTGGTCCATTTGCAACCGCTACGTGATAACACACCTTTCGGTTTTCTGTCCAGTGGCCCTCCGGAGAAATCCCCGGAGGGTCCATCTCTTTCTGAACCTTTAGGGAGGCGACGATGGTTCAAATCGTTTCACAACGCACACTTAGAGATACGCCGGAACCGCTCCGACCCTACGTGTTCCACGGTGCGGATTTCGAAAAAACGACAACGAAGGAAGTGAACGGTTTTTGTCCGATCTGCAAAGCGGAGACGAAACGAAAGCGAATGGGAGGCTTGTATGTCAATACCGAGAAAGGAGTTTGGAAATGCGTGCATTGTGAAAAAGGCGGCAATATCTCCGACTTCCAAAGAAACCTCTATCAGAGCTACAAACCCCTCACCGAGGCTACGCATTACGAGAAGCTTTCCGAACTCAAACCCCCTTGCACCCCCGACGCTTTGAAAGCCGCTGGTCTTGTTTGGGATAACTTTCTAGACCGGTGGCTTATCCCCTATTATGATGGTGACGGACGCTTCAAATCGGTCCGCGCATGGAAACCTCCCACCGGGAAAATCTACACAACCCCCGGCGACAAGCAGACTCTTTGGAATGTTCAAGCCCTAACAGGCAAGGATACACTGTACCTAACAGAAGGGGAGTGGGACGCTATCGCATTGGCCCCTCTACTTGAACGAAATGAGGGGGTCATTTCTTCTCCAGGAGCACACTTCCAACCTCGCTGGTCGCCCTACTTCAGCGACCGAAAAGTCTACCTGCTATACGACAACGACAAGGCAGGAGAGACGGCGGCCAAGAACGCTGCATTTGTTCTCCAGGGATCCGCACGGTCGGTCCACGTTATCAAGTGGCCGCCCGATTGGAAAACAGGATACGACGTTCGCGACTACGTCAAAGAGAACCTTGAGCTGGACGTCGAACCCAAACAGATTCTGGAAGGCTTACGCTTTCTCAGCGTCGTTCCGGAAACCGGATACAGTCCGCTCAGCAACGGGAAGCTTGAAAAGCCCCTCTACAAACCGCTTCCGGATAAGCGACCGACTTACAGTCAGATCCTCAAAGAGGTTCAAGAAACCTATGCGTTCGGCGACCCTCAAGTCTACGACACCCTTGCGGTGATCTTCGGAACCATTTGGAGCAACTACATCTCCGGTGATCCAGTCTGGATGTTTATTGTCGGCCCTTCGGGCTGTGGAAAAACCACCTTCGTTGCAACTGCAAGTAGAGCACACGTAGTGAAGTTTCAAAGTTCGCTCTCCCCCGGCGGCCTGGTCTCCGGTTTCAAACCGAAGGACGGGAGCGACCCTTCCCTCATTGCACAAATCTTGGGCAAGACCTTGATCGTCAAAGACTTCACCGAAGTGTTGGACGAACCGGAACAAGTTCGCGACCGAATCATCGCAATCCTTCGAGGCGGTTTCGACGGACGCATCGACCGCGACTACGGAAACGGGGTGTCCCGAAAGTACGAAGGATTCTTCAGCGTCGTGGCGGCGGTTACGGACAAAATCCACTCAATCCAACGCGCCGATCTAGGGGAACGGTTCCTGAAATATCAGATGCTCTCAACGAGGCGACAACAATTCGCATTCCGCGAACAAATTCTAGCCGCAGTCCGCGCAACCACCTCCCAACACGACGTGGATCATTACATCCGCGAAATGGTCCGCGAGCATTTCAACCATCTGCCCGATGCAATCCCCGAAGTTCCTACGTGGCTCATAGACAAAGTCAGCCCCCTGGCCGATCTCGTCGAAGCAATGCGTGGAAAAGTCGTCCGCTCTGGGGCGTTAGTTTCCCATCCGCCATCCGGCGGGGTAGGAACCCGCGTCGCAAAGCAACTCGTCAAGCTTGCACAAGGAATATCACTTGCATGGGGAAAGCGGGCTATTCCCCGATCCGTCTATCCAATCCTTCGCAAGTGTGCTCTCGATACCGCCTTCGGCTGGCAGTCAGAAATCATCACGCATCTCCTAAGTCATGGTGTGCAAACGATTACCGAAGTCAGGAAGGCCCTCGGGATGCCCCGCTCGACCTGCGAAGTCCGCTTGAAAGACCTTCGGTATTTGGGCATAGTCAGCGAGATCGAACTCCCCCCGGAGGATCGCGGCAGCGGTGGCCGTGCTCGCCAATCGCAGATCGCGTACGATATTGTCCCGGAGGTTCGAAAGCTTTGGAAGGAAATCGCGGACAAGTGACCTGTTGACCCCCTCCGCATGGCGTGGTATTATCTCTCCAGTAGTCCTTGACGGGACATTCGAAATTTTGAATTGTCCGCATCAAATACGGAGGGAGTTAATCATGGGACGTGTAACAGGAGCGGCAAGAGGCGGCAGGGCAGCTCCGACTGCTCGACAACTTCGAGCGCAGCAAGCGGTGACGCGACGGATGAACCGGGGAGCCCTCGGAGCCGCCGAAAATGCGGCAGCGGTAACACGCGCTCCGAGACGTACACCGCGAGCGCGAGGTGGCCGCCGATAGTCGAAGGTAGACTATGGCGAAGAAAAAAGCAGCAACCACAAGGCGACGCAAACCCACGGTCCTTCGCACGGTAGATCAGGACGCTCCGCTCCCTCCGGGCGTCCGAGAACTCGTATGGGTTAAAGCAAAGGACCTCCCTTCGAACCCGTTGAATTGGAGGAAGCACCCGCCCAGACAGATCAACCGTCTCAAAGCTTCTCTAGCTTCCAATGGGTGGGCGGGTGCCCTTCTTTTCAATCGCACCTCCGGTCGTCTAATCGACGGTCATGCTCGAAAGCAGCTATCGCCCGAAGCTGTGGTGCCGGTTCTCGTCGGTGAGTTCACTCTCGAACAAGAGCGGAGTATTCTCTCCAGTCTCGACCCCATTTCTGCGATGGCGGAAACCGACGCGACCATGCTTCGCAAGTTGACGCAGCAGGTCGACACCGATCTAAAGAAGCTTGACGAGCTAGACGCGGAAGACCTCGCGGAGTTGAACAAAGAGCTTCAAAGCGAAGCCGAAGCTGTCCGCAAGGGAGCATCTGCATCGTTCTTTCCCGCCCCCAACGACAACGTCCAGCTCACATCCGCGTCTGAACTTGCAGAACAATCTGAAGCGAAGGGCCAACTGGAGATCAACCCCCGCGAGCTTCCCGACGGGATCAACATTCCCAAACATCCCGACAACATTGAAACGCTTCGTGAGCTGACGCCGCTGACTCAGTACCAAGTCCCAAAGCTTCTCGCGAAACACCTCGCAGACCCTCCCGAACCGGACGTGGTCACATGGGCCGGCCAAGAAACGCCGAAACGCTCCGCGTACTTCGCGGTATGGGGCTTCAAAGCGATACCTCCGGAAAACGCTTCGCAATACACTATCGGTTTTTACGAAGACGATTCCAAGTTCGAATCCGCCTGGACGGTCCCGGTTCAATTTGTCACCCGCTTACTCAAACTCCAACCCCGCGCGGTGGTCACTCCCAATTTTTCGATCTTCCCAGGCGATCCGTTCCCTATCCGCTTGCACCAAAACTACAAGTCCTACTGGACCGGTAGATGGTGGGGCGAACTCGGTTTGAAAATTATCCCCGACGTTCTGCTCCCCGCTGACTTCCCCGCCGATCTGTCGTGGCGTTTCGAAGCGGTCCCGAAAAACGCTCCCTGCATTGCAGTCGAGTTACAAAGTATCGGCCAAGGTGCTCGGGACAACTACGTCCAAGCAGGTCAAAAATCGCTTCTCGAAGTCGTGAAGCTTCTGAAACCCCAAACTCTCTTGGCCTACACAACCGACGGCCTGCCGGAAAACTTCTTCCGCGCGTTCCCCAAACAACTTGCTATAATCCAGACGTACTCTTATATGGGCACCCGGCGAGCGATCATGCCGTCCCTCAAGAAGAAACGAAAACGCTCGACGGAGTAGTCCGCGTTTCGTTTTCCGGGAGGTTGTCCGATGGCAGACGCGAATCTCGAACGTCTTGGCAAACCGTTGTCCACTAAAAAACGCCGGGGCCGCCAACCCAAACTCGAATGGTTCCGACGGTACGACCCCGAAGGATATGCCGCCGCGTTGAAGTTCATCGAACTCGGTGCGTACGACTACGTCGTCTTCGAAGCGATGGGAGTAACCGCCGCGACATTCTACCGCTGGCTAGAGCGCGGAGAAGAGGATAACTGTCCATCTGTATACCGCGAATTCCTTGAAGACGTGATGCGGGCAAGAGCACGCGCCCGCGTTCTTGTCGAGATAGACGTGCGTAGAGATAAACCCGATTTCTGGCTCCGCTGCGGCCCCGGTCGTTCCCGTCCCGGTCGCGAAGGTTGGACCGAAACCCGCGAGATGGACATCCGCGTCAATGGGCAATCCGCAGCAACCGTTGTTGTCGAAGACCAGGTCTCCCAAGAGGAGCTGGCAGAAACGCTCCGCGTGGTCCAGACCCTTGGTTTCGTCTCCAGTGACCCCGACGGGAATTCCGAAGAATTAGGGGATGAAACAGGGGTTGACAGCACCCCTAATTTAACCGATAATGGAAAGAATGGGGATCCTTCGGATAACAACGGAAAACGAAAAGGGAGGAAACGCGATGCGTAGTACAACTTACCGGCCCGACCAGGAGGAACTAGCGAAGCTTGCAAAGCTTCTTACGCTCCCGCGACGTCAACGGTCCAGGACGACAGAACGGACACCACTTTGGTTCTGGACGCAATGGCTCGCGGGGGCGCTTTTGAGCATCCCGCTTTCCGCTTGGATTGTGGGATTGATCAGTCCTGGACATCCGTACACTGAGATGATTTTTGGGTGGCTCTAACGATGGTCGCAATCACCGAAGCAATCCGAAAAGCTTTCACCCTTCGGCTGACGAAGTACATCGCACATCAACCCACAATCAAGCAACGAGTTTTCCTCGCACTGACCCCGTATGAAGAAGTCCTGTTCGGCGGCGCTGCAGGTCCTGGAAAGTCGGACGCTCTCCTGATGGCGGCTTTGCAATTTGTCGACGTCGCGGGTTATCACGCATTGATCTTGCGACGCACGTATGCGCAGCTCTCCAAATCCGACGGTCTCATCCCCCGCTCCCACGAATGGTTGCACGACACCGATGCACGTTGGAACGGCGGCGGAAAGGTTTGGTCCTTCCCGTCCGGAGCTACGCTATCCTTCGGACATGTTCAGTATGAAGACAACAAGTATGACTATCAATCAGCGGCTTACACCTTCATCGGTTTTGACGAGCTGACGCAATTCACCGAATCACAATACCTCTACATTGGGTTTTCCCGACGTCGTCGTCTCCGCGATATGTCGGTCCCGCTCCGCGTTCGGTCAGCAACTAATCCGCCGCCAGACCAGCGGGGTCGTTGGGTCCGGGATCGCTTCGCGATTCACAAGGACGAGCGGTCGGGGGAGTTCATCGGACACGAGCCGAACCGTCCGTTTGTCCCTGCCAAAATCTCCGACAATCCGTATCTGGATCAGGAGGAATACGAGACGGCCCTTGCCGAGCTGGACCCGGTCACCCGCGAGCAATTGCTTTCCGGAGACTGGGAGATTATGCAAGTCGGTCGGATGCGAAAGTCGTGGGCACGCTACTACAACATCACCTCTGACGCATACCAACTACTGGACCCCGTCACCGGTCGTGGTTTTCGCAATGTGAAAAAGCGAGACTGCCATCACTTCCAAATCTGCGATCCCGCAGCGTCTGCCCGCGAAGGTCCTGGAGACGAACAGATCTGGGAGCGGAAGATGCCGTCCCACACGGTGATCGGGACGTTCGCAATGACCCCGGACGCGGACCTGCTTTGGATCGACAACCGCAGGTTTCAAGGCGAAGTCCCAGAGGTTCAAGACGCTTTGCTGGAGGAGTATTCCAAATGGCAGCAATGCACCCACGTCGGGATTGAAAAGAGCGGTCTTGGCATCGGTGTCTTCCAATGGGCGAAGCGCAGCGGTCTTCCCGTCCGCGCGTTGTCCCCACAGTCGCAAGACAAACTAGTCCGGGCAACCGACTTCATCAACAGACTGTACGAGGGGATGGTTTATTTCCCGAACGCTCCCTCGGATTGGCGTAGGGAACTATTCGACGAGCTTTTCGCGTGGACCGGTCACCCGCACGAACAAGACGATCAGATTGATGTGGCCGGTTATGCGGGACGTGAGGTGACCCGGTTGCGAGGACCGATTCCGATCCGTAGACGGATTCGACAGATCGAGCGACCCGTCGTCGCGGGCGGACTGCGTTAGTTTTCTGTCCAGGGTTCCTACGGGACATTCCAAAAAAGACAATTGTCTAGGAGAAAAAGTGATGCGACATACGAGCCTGTTTGTTTTTGCGTTTCTTGCAACGATGTTGCTTTCGATGATTTGTCGCGGACAAACGACGTTGATTATGAATGCCAACCGTCAGACGGTGATTCGACCGTCGGACCCCAATGGAACGTACGGCGGTTTAGATGAGCTACCGGTTGATGCTGGAGACCAGATGCTGGTGCAATACTGGCTCCCATTTACCCAGCTTCCGGACGATTCGTTCGTCTTTTCCGTCCATGCGATTTTCTATCTTCAGGACTACGTAGATTCGCCGCGTCCGATGGCGTCTCGGATGCTTCTCATTTGGGATAGTGCCGTCACGTGGTCGGAGACTGGAAGTGGTGGAGGTGGATGGAATACAACCCCTGGTATTCAATGGGGTGAGCGGGCAGTGCCGATAGCGCCTTATCGAGGGCTGACCTACGACATTGATAACAATCCGACGCCGCCGCCAGTTGCGCAGATGTGGATGGACATTACCGCAATTTGGAGAGAGTGGGAAAATGGCCAACCAAACCGTGGAATCGTAGTGGATGTAAGTCAGGGAGATATGGTGGTCTACGGAACAGGAACACCGTATCGCAGCGAGCTTTGGGTTTCCTATGCAATGCCTGGCGATGCCAACTTTGACGGTGTGTTCAATCAGTTGGACATTGTGCAGGTATTGCAGGAGGGCAAGTACAACACCGGTCAATACGCGACTTGGAGACAAGGCGATTGGGACCGCGATGGTGTGTTCGGGCCGTTAGACATCGTGCTCGCATTGCAACAGACCGGTGACTATGCGTACCAAACATCCAGCAATCCGGCGGTCACCGCGTTCGGTGAGGAGTGGGAATGAGCGATGGGTAAAGCAAAGGTGGCAAACAGTCGCTATTACCGGATCGAGATTGATCGGCTGCGTGAGGAACTGAGTGAATGCCGCCAGGCATTGGGACTAATGACTACAGCAAAGCCGTCGATGGAGATGGACGTGGCGAAACCTGTTGCAATGGCCGCGGAGGTGGTAGCCGAGATCGAGCGGCTGCGGTCAGACAACGAAAATCTAAAAACCGTTCTACGGAGAGACGAAGAGCAGCTGAGCCAGTGGGAGGAGCGAGCACGTGAGGCACACAACGACATGATGCGAGTCGTACAGGAACGCGACAACTTGAAGGCCGAGATTGAGCGGGTGCGGGCGGAGCTACACCGGTGGTGTACGGCGAGGTGTGAATGTATCACGTCCCAGGTGCAGGCAATGGAGGTGAACGATGAAAACGATGCACTACAAAGATGAAGTTTTTAAAGACAAGGAACGTGGGATTGACTTGTCAACTGGCGAAGACATTGAAGAGTTGATCGTCGAAGATTGCACGTTTGAAAACTGCGTTCGCGGAATCAACGGTTGGCATAAAGGGCCGCACATCAAACGAGCGGTCATCAGAAACTGCTTTTTCACCGGAGGTCAATTCGGCGTACTATTCCGAAACGACTTCGACGAGTTAGCTGTGCGTCACAATCTGTTTCGCGGGATCGGTACGTTTGAGTCTCGCGGAACAGCAATTCATTTAGGGTCGACCGCTCCCGACGCAAGACTGAACGCCGACGCAGTTGCGGTTAACAACACAATTGAAGACATTCGTGGAGAATCCCTCGCTTTCGGGATCTACGCTCGCGGCGAACGGTTTCTAATTCGCGACAATTTGATCACAAACGTCCAAATCGCAGCGGTAAACCCGGAGGAGGATGAAGACGCTTCCGGCATTTATACGAAGCTGAAGAATTCTCAAGTGCTGTCGAACACGTTGATCGACGCCGGAGGGTACGAAGGTTGCATCTCCGTCAAAGGGGAATGGGGGAGCAACGAAATTCGAAACAATGACATTTTCGTGACGGACCCCGCCCCTTACGAAGACCCGCGATGGAACCGTGCGATTTGTGTCATTCGCAGCACGCAAAACGTGATCAAGAACAACCGGATCGGAAGCCCGCTCCGCATTGTGCTGTCGCCTTCAGCGCTTGGAAACATCGTCGAGGGGGCGTACCGCGTTTCCGTCGACCCATCCGCGATCAGCTTTTATCCGCTTTGAGGATGGTGATCGAGGACGGCTCATGCTTTTTCTTCCAGTGATTATGACGGTAATGGTCGACGATCCCGCATTCTCGAATGTCAATGCCGGGGCAGTGCTCGCGGAGCTTGGTCCAAAACCAGTAGTCGCTTCCCGAGAAGTCGCCGCCCCAAGGCTGGAATAGTTTTCGCTGTCCATACGAAACAATGACCGACAATGCAATCTTGACGAAAACGGTTCCTGTGAAATAAAGGCCGTACCTGCGATGTTGAGCATTCAAAGCACCAGGACTGACGTATGCGTGACAGACTGCGACCTGCGGAGCCTCCATCATTTCGGACCACTGCTTGTCCGTTGCGACGAAGTCGTCTTCGCAGAGCAAAAGGTCGCGATGTTGAGCCCGTGCGATTTCGACTGCTTCATTTTGAGCGTCGGGTATGGTCTTGCCGGTGATGAGGACATAAGGTAGCTCTCGCAACGCAGCGGTCTGTGCTACGTGTGCGATGCACTCAGCAGGGGCAACGCCTCGTGAATACTGTACCACTACGTGATTGGAATTTCCCATGAACCTCGCCCTCAAGTTGAATTTAGGATGCAGCTTTCGCCACCTTCCCGGTTACGTCAACATCGACATCCGCGAAGATGTTGGCGCGGACATGGTCCATGATATAGAAACCGGCATCCCCTACAAGACCGACACGGTTGATGAAGTCCGCGCGTACGACTTTCTCGAACACGTCCGGCCCGAACGCACCCTTTTTGTCATGCGGGAGATTTGGCGGGTCCTTCGACCGGGCGGCATTCTCGATCACCTCACCCCATCCACCGACGGGCGCGGAGCATTCCAAGACCCGACCCATCGGTCGTTCTGGAATATCAATAGCTGGCTTTACTACACAGACGACCGATACCGGAGGTTGATCAACACGCCGGTCAAGTACAAAGTCCTGGAGTTGAAAGACATCATGACCGGAGACATGGTTATTCACACCCGTGGAAGATTAGAGGCGATCAAAGATGAAGTTTCACCTAACAGCTAGGATGTGGCGACGGTCCCGCCGTCAATGGTACGCGGAGATCATCGACGCGATGTATGCTTGTCTGCAAGAGTTGGGCCATGAAGTTTCCGAAGGGGATCACCTCCGCGACGACGCGATCAACGTCGTATTCTGTTGGCAGATGTGGGAACGGATGCCGGCCCTGGAACTTTCCCGCTACCGACTCGTCGCGTTCCAATCGGAACAACTTCCGCCCGGCGGCTACCTCGAAAAAGCTCCGCCTTGGTACTTGGAGTCGTTACGCCAAGCCGAAGCGGTTTGGGACTACAGCTCGTCCAACGTTTCCGTGTTGGCTGCTCACGGAATCGCGGCGAGCTGGGTCCCTTTTTACTACCATCCTTCTCTCCAGTTTGTCCCGACCGGCAATATTAAACAGGACATTCCTATCCTGTTTTACGGGTGGAGGAGCGACAGGAGAGATAACATGATAGAGCGGCTTCGCCCGCTCAGTATCGAATACTTCCCCGCAGGGTTGTGGGGGGACTATCGAAACGCCGTCATACAACGATCAAAGATCGTATTGAACGTGCACTGGTACGAATCCGCGTTGACGCCGCACCTTCGCTTTGCTCCGCTGTTAGCAAATCGCGTCGCGATAGTGTCCGAACGATGCGTTGACAATCCCTACGGGGATGCAATCGCGGAGGCAGACTACGACGAACTCCCCGACCTGCTCCGGTATTACCTGGAGGATGAGCACGAACGGCTTGCTCTCGCGGTGCGTGGACACTCCCGGTTCAAGAACATGAAGTTTCACCATGCTTTGCAAGAGGCGATTAAGAAGCTCCCTTAGTCGGTCAGCGTAATCAGACGCGCGTCGGGGAGACTTGCGTTGCTGATCTTCTTGTGCGGGTCGATGATTGTGCCCAACACGACGCCGGAGGCGGTTGTAATCGTGACGGCATCGACCGCCTGCGAAGCATCGAAGGTTGCTTCTTCGTTGCTCATAACGAGTGTTCCAATGTCGGGAGAACTGCCGCCGCTCTGGCACTCTACCGTTCCGGGTCCGCTGATGGTGATGGTTCCCGCGACGGTGCAGCCCTTCAACATACGGAACGTCCCGGATTGGACGGTGATGGTGGTGCTTGCGTGTGCCACCGCAGGTTCGATGATCAACGTTCCTCCGAGAACTTGAATCGTTGCCGCTGTACTTCCGATGGTTGTGGGGTTCCAGATAGTCAACGTCCCACCACTGACTTCAATCTCCGAACCATCGAGCGTGCTTGCCGCTCCACCTTCTTTACTAATCTCAACCGTCCCGCCGCGGACTTCAATATCGGTACCGCCCGTCGTTCCGATCAATTGCAACGCGGCGCGGTTGGTATCCAAAGCTCCACCAGTGTTGTGAACCACAATCGCCATCGCACTGGTGAGCGATTTGATTCGCATCCGACCGGAGCCGCTCCCATCACCGCGACCGATAGTCAACGCGGTTGCGTCCAGCTCTAGATGCCGATCCAAAAACTCCGCATACCCGTTGGGGTTGTCATCTGGGAGACCGATAGTGGACGGCCCGAAGCTCTGGTCGATGTACACGTGCGCGAGCGGTGTGGTCAGTCCGTTCAACGCATCAAGGTCATAAAGAATGGGCGGCCCGCCTTGGATGTACAACGTATCTCCATCCGACGGTGCAGCGGGGGAACCTCCCGCGTTGTCTTCGTAATTGGCCGCCGCTCCCCAAACGTTCGGTCCCGCGTTCGCGGTGACGCTACCCTTGGTGATTGTGCCCGAGCCGGTCTTGGCTACGCCAAGCTGCGACGCTCCCGCGACATCTTCGTCAAACGGTGTGCCGGGCGTGTCCGCTGTCAGGTACACAAGACCGCTCCCTTCATCCGACGCGGTAATTCCGACCGCTCGCGGAGTGGTGCTCGCGTTGAATGCCGCGACTAGCCCCGCCGCAACATCGCTGACCGTGGGCGAAGCGGCTGTTTCCTGGTACGTCACCCGTCCCACCTCGACGCTGTCGTGATAGAAAACGATGGAGTACGTATCGTTCTGTGCGGGGGAGCCGCCAATTGTAACGCTGATGACTTGTGCGACGGGTTCGGCCCGTCCGGTCCAACGAAGCGTGGCCATTGAAAAATTCCTTATGGGGTTTGTGACGCTTTAACCGCGCGGAGGTACTTTTCCCAGGTCCAAACCGTAAGGCCCTTTTAACCGCCGCGCCTGTCTTTGGTATCGTATCGACTTTGCCATTTGTTTTCGGACGTCAGAGCCTCGTTGGAATACACTTGGGTGCGTTCGTTTTGACGTCCCGTGTCGCGAAAACCTCTGGACAGTTTTGACAACGCTCCGACGTTTCAGTTTCTTGGCCATAGTTATCTCTCCAGTAGTCCTGACGGGACGTTCAAAAATAGACTAGTGTCTAATAATTTTTCTTGTGGCGTCGCAGCGTTTCAGCAGCCCACTTCCGGAGCTTCTTCCCTTGCGGGGTTGTCTTGCTTGCTTTGCGCGCTTTCTTGACTTGGGTTTGAGAGTAGGCCGGAAGCCACTTCATGATCTTGCGAAGTTTCTTTGCCATCGCTCAACTCCGTAACTGATCCTCTTGGTTCAACTTCAGGATGAACCGACCTATCGCCTCCTCCGACGTGTAGATCGTTCCTCCAACCCTTGCGGTTTCCAACCGGACGCCCCGGATGCCGCGTTTGGCCCATTTCCGGATGGTGTCAACGCTATGCGGTCCCCCCGGAATCTTTGCGTTAGCGTACCGCAATCGCACAAGCCGTTCTCTATTTGCGTCTAGCATTTTGTCCACTCCGTACCAGGTTTGTCCACTTTTATCCATTTTATCCTACTTTTTCCGCCCGTCCTAGACGTTGTAAAGGGGGATTGCCGAGGGGATTTCTGGTAGGATTCGGGCGGAGGCCGAGATCATGATGGGAAAAACGATGCGTCGTCGGATGCGGAAACGGGTTCGAATGACGCCGAAATTCAAGCCGCCCGCTGGCGGCAGCGCTCTTCAGCGACCGGTATCGACCCGTCGCCAAATCGGTCGGAGGATGTGATGTTGCGTGGAAGACCTGTCTCGATGAAAACTGCTAAGAAGTTAGCTCGTCGAATGCCTGGTGGCGTTTCGGCAGTAACGCTTCGAAAGCGACTCAATGCAAAGCCGAAGAATACGCGGAGAGCTGCAGCGCTTAAAGCGATGAAGGGTTAGTTGATCGGAGGATGTGATGGGCGGAATGGCGATGAAACCGAAGACGAAGACCTTGCTCCGTCACGGTCAGCGTCGCAAGAAGTTCAGCCGAACGACTCGGGGTCAAATCGCCAGACTTCTCAAAGAATCGCGGAGACGCCAGAAGGGTTATTAACGTGCCGTTCTTCGACAAGCAAATCTTGAAGCCTGGAACCTACAACGTCCCCGCCCCTGATGGGACGATGCAAAAGGTCCACCTCAGCGCGGAACGGTTCAAGCGGTGGGTTGACAACTTCAAGAAAATGGCCGCCGCAGGTCTAAACATCCCCGCCCCGTGGCGACACGACGAGAAAGCGATTCCTCTCCGGTTGTCGGCAGACCAGGGCGATACCGACGCTTTCCAGAACGGTGGTTTCTGGCGAGACCTTTGGGTGGACAACAACGGAACCCTTCACGGTCGCGTGGAGGTTCCGGATGAAGAGACCGCGAAGCAGAAGATCGGCAAGACCGTCCGCGAGGTCTCTCCGCTGGTCAAAGGGAAGTGGGCCGACGGAGCGGGGAACGAATACGAGGATGCGATCACGCACATCGCGTTGGTCACGCATCCGGTGGCACAAGCTCAGGAGAACTTCACGCCTATCGCTGCGTCGCTTGCTTTCTCCCACTCGCAACTGCTGGTAGCAGACGAGGAGTTGGTGCCGCCCGAGTTGCAATTTCAAGTCGTGCAGGAACCCGCAACAGAAATGCCGGAGCCGACATCCGCATCCAACGCAACTGTCCAGGATGCGGTTGGGGTGCTCCGCGAGCTGGGGCTTAACCTGCCGGACGATACTACCCCGGAGAACATTCTGGAAAGGATAGTCACTGCGGGTCTTGCCCTTCGAAGTGAACGGGAACGATCACCCGATACGAACGCACCCCCAGTGGGCGCGACAGAGCCGAGAGGTCCAATCAC